AAGATTTAATTGAAGATACAGAAATTAAAGATTTAATTGAAGATACAGAAATTAAAGATTTAATTGAAGATACAGAAATTAAAGATTTAATTGAAGATACAGAACATAGTGAAATAACTGAAGAGATAAAAAAAATAGAATATGATATAAATTCTATAAAAGAAAGACAACACCAAAAATATTTACAAGAATTTTATTTAATAGAAATAATAAAGGCTCTAAATTTTGATGTGAAATCAATTAATGATATAACAAAATTAACATTTGAAAGGGATTTTTTAAAACAAGAAAATATTCAGAATAAGATAATATCTTTTATACCAAATTTAAGAAAATGTTATAATTCATCATATTTAACCTGTTTACATGGTAATGCTAAAAAAAAACAAAAAAATTTAGGAATAAATATTTTAAGACAAGTAATGAAGTGTAATTATCTAATATTAAAACCAAGAGTAATCTCACACGGCTATGATAAAACCTCCGGGAAAAAAATAGTTTCAAGAATATATCTAGTTCAAAAGGTTATGTATTAATTGTCCTTATTTTTAATCTCTATCATTCCCGCTTTATATAATTTATATAAATTATTTTTTTCTATTTTTTCTTTTTGAGTTTGTCTTATATCTTCCATAAATATGGTATTTTTTTTTAGATTAACAGACCAAGTTAATTTTTTATATAGTGATAGTAAAACTATATAATTAGGGAAACCATTTTTAATAAGAGTTCCACCGATTCTATATTCTCCTTCATCATTTATATATTTTATTCTTGAACCTAATATAAGTTCATCACAATCTTCATAGTCTATTTTTATAAAACCATTTAAATCTTTAATTACCAAATTTTTATCTGAATTTAAAATATCTTGTTTAGTTTCGCTTGGTTTAACATAATTATCTTCATCTATTCTCTTAAATTTTACCATTATTTATTATTATTATTTTTATTTAATTATTTTATTTAATTATTTTATTTAATTATTTTATTTAATTATTTTATTTAATTATTTTATTTAATTATTTTATTTAATAAACTTTTGTAATTCATTTTGGTATTCTTCCTGTATTTTATTAACAATATCCGGTATATGATAATTAATTTTATTATACTCTTCTATAAAAATTTCTTTATCATCTTGATGTAAAAATTTTACATCAGCTATTTTTTTAAGAAGTAACAAATTTTGATTTTCAATAATTTTTGATATTATAAGCATACCTGATATAGGAAATTTAATTGTTTCCTCTTTTTTAATATTTTTTTTCATTTTGGTTAGTGTTCTTTTTTCCATAATAATGTTTGACCTTTAAAAATAATTTATTTTAAAATAATATAAATGGAAAATCAATCTTTTAAATCTCAATTAAAACAAATAGTAAAAGAGTATTTAGATGTCGATAATGAAATTTCAACATTACAGAAGGCATTAAAGGAGAGGAAAGATAAAAAGGATAAATTATCAAAACTTATTTTGAAAACTATGAAAACACAAGATATACAACAAATGAATATTAATAATGAAAAATTAGTTTATCAGGTTACACAATATAAAACACCTCTTACCAAACCATATCTAAATAATATATTGACTGATTATTTTAAAAGTGAAGATAAAGCACAAAATATAGTAGAACATATATTAGGTAATAGAAGTAGAGTAGAAAAAGTAAAACTAAAAAGGGTAGGAGATAAAAAAAAAAATTTAAATATAGAACAGTAGGCAATTAATTTTCTTATAATATAATAATTATGTTAATAAGTTTATTTATTTCACTCATTTTAGTACTTATTATATCTTTTTTTCTGGATATAAGTATTGATAATATTTTAGTAACACTAATTATTTCATTAATTGTTTTAGTAATACTTGAAAAATGTTTTAAAGTTAATAAAAAAATTAAAAATTATATATTAAATTTTAATATATTTTTTCCAATTCAAAATAAAAGAAATAATTTTGTATCATTAAAATTAAATGAGAATATAGTAGAAACTAAAGTTGAGGCGGATATAGATAAATGTGATTTTAAAGGATGTCCTATAAATAATTTTATTCCTACAACTAAAAATCAACTAATCCCCCCGGAAATGTACTCCCAAGAAGATTGCACTACCGATGGTTCATGTATACAAAAACCAGATGAAAATAATTTATTTACAGGATTTAATAAAACAGATATTACAAAAAAAATTAGCAATATGTCTTTTAATATTGCTAAAATAGAAAATAATATTAAAAATTTAAATAGTGATGAAGGAATTTTTATGGAACATTTTCAAAATGATAGAAACCCACAAGAATTAAATGATATTATAAAACCATTTAATGATAAACTAATAAAACCTTATGAATCTAACCAGAAACAAGAAAAAATAAAATCGATGAAATTTATGGAAACTGATGGAATTTGTTTTCACGGTAAAGTTGGTATATGTAAAGGAGGAATATGTAAATCTTATAATAATTATCATGAACCAAATGATACTTTAGAAATGGAACATAGTAAAATGTCTCTATCCGCTCATCCATACACTGATGAACAACCATCTATAAAAATAACTAATCCAGGGCAACATGATTTTGAATAATTAAAGATGGACGCCACAATATTCCTCATTCGGTTTAGGTTTGTTTTTACATTGACATCCCTTATTTTTACCAGTTTTTAGGATTTTTTTACATTTACCCTCTATTAATTTTATATTTTTTAATTTACCATATACAAAATCTTTATATTCTTTATGTATTCCAACTAAAGGGATCATCCCATCTTTTAATTCTAAATAACCTCCGTATCCTCTACAATAGGGACATTGTCTTGGAACTTTGGAATATTTAAATGTCATTAGAATACAATGGTAATGAAATTTATGCCCGCATTTTAATTTAATAGTATCGGTATTTTCAATAGGTTCGTGACAAACTAAACAAAGTTCTTTATTTTCGGAGTCTTCATCTTTTAGTGTGTCAGAGTGAATTAACATTATTTAAATTATTTAAATTTTTTTTAAATAATTTATATTTAACTATATTCATAAATATATTTTGAATTAAATTAATAAAATTGAATTAATAAAAGTAAATATTTAATAAAAATTTCTAAAGATTTAAATAATATAAGTAATAAAAATCCATGGTTAGTATTATTACTAAATATGAATTACTAAAACATAAAAAAATATCATTTGGTGAAAAAAATATTTTTTCTAGTAATTATAAAACAATTCAAATAGAATATGATAAAAAAAATTTATTTATCCAAACACCATATATTTTAAACAGATATAGACCCTCAAATTATGAATCTAAAATAACATTAGATATTCCAATAGATAATAAAGAAAGTAATATTTTTTATAAAACTATAGTAAAACTACATAGGTATTTAAAATCTCATATAATAAAGGAACATTTAAATATAAAATATTCAAGTAGTTTTAAAAAAAAAAAAATAGATGATACTTTTAGTTGTTTTTTTTTAAAAACAAAAATTAATTATATTGATGATAAAATGTATATTAAGGTTTTTAATTCTGATAAAACATTAAATAAAAATAATGATTTAATTCCAGGTAAAAAAATTAGATTTATACTTCATTTAGAAAATATATGGATTTATAAAAAAACTTATGGTTTTAATTGGTTTATAGTTCAAGCAGAAATTAAGCTACCAGACATGTTAGAAGGTTATTATTTTGATTATGAAGACTCTTTACAAAGTGATGATAAAATATCCGATCATCCAGATTATAAAAAATTTTTTAAAATGGTTGCGGTTGGTATATCCAAAGAAGCGGTTAGTTTAAAAATGAATATACAAGGTCTTAATGGAAAAGTAATTTTTGAGAATCCAAATATATCTTCTAATATTATACTAAATAAATTTAAAAAAAATAATATTCCTCACGACCCATTATTTAATCCGAACTTACTAACAAATATTAAACTTAAAAAATCTAACAAAAAATATATTCCTAATGAAATAAAAAATGAAAGTAATGACTTAAGAATACCAACAAAAGAGCAACTACTGGATAAAATAAATCAAATAAAAAATAAATCAAATAAAAAATAAATCAAATAAAAAATAAATCAAATAAAAAATAAATCAAATAAAAAATAAATCAAATAAAAAATAAATATTAAAAATAAAGTAAGTTTAAAAAATAAAAAAAATATACATTAAATAAATAATATGTATGCCTTTATGATAGTATCAACAATTTATATTTTTAATATGATTTATAATTTTTATAAAAATAAACCTATATCTAATAAAATAGAAGATAATGAATATAATTATTTATTTGATTATGATAATTATATAAATAAATTATATGATGATTTCCCAAGCGAGCATTACTATAATAGATATTTACTTTTTAATTATTTAAGTAAAGATGAGAATTTTAATAGATTAGAAAAAATTTTTGATAATTCTCTATATAATAGAATGGAAGAAACTATTGAAAATAATAAAATATTAAAAGAAAAATATGAATTATTAAATATAAAATTGGGAGATAATTTATTTAGTTATAAAAATGATTTACAAATTCCTATTAAAATCAACGATAAGGAGTTTAATACAAGTTTTGGATATCTTAATTTTGTGAGATGGTTTTTAGAAAATGATTTTTTCCTTTATATATATAAAATAGAAAATGAAAATTAGTTGTAAAAAACTATTTTAGAAAATAGAAAATATATTAATTTATTGAATTAATATATTTAATATATTTAATGGGTGGAGCAATATTACAATTAGTTTCATATGGTAAGCAAAGTGAATATTTAATAAATAATCCATGTGTTTCATATTTTAAATACGTACATAAAAAACATACTAATTTCTCAATTGATTCTATTTCTAACATTTTTGAAGATAACCTAGATTTTGGTAAAAAAGCCATATGTAAAATAGGAAGGTATGGTGATTTAATTAGTAAAATGTTACTAGAAATATCATTACCTAAACTTAAAATGATAAATGGTAATGGAGGATGGACTAATGAATTAGGAAGAACCATTATTAATAAAGTTGAATTTTTAATAGGTGGAGAAGTAATTGATATAATTGACGGAGATTGGTTGGATATTTATTCAGAATTTTTTTTAGATAAAAATAAAAAAGAGGGTTACCACCAGATGATAAAAAAATCAAATATTATTAATGGGTATACATTTAATGATAAAATGACTTTATATATACCTTTACATTTTTGGTTCTGTCAACATTTTGGAAATTCATTGCCCCTTATTTCTTTACAATATCATGATGTATCTGTAGCTGTATATTTAAAAGATTTCAAAGATTGTTATTTTATAGATGAACCAAATATGAAAGTAAATCAAACAAGTATTATAGATGGAAGGATATATTGTGATTATGTATTTTTAGATACAAAAGAAAGAAAACAATTCGCAGAAAAAGAACACAAATATTTAATACTACAACACCAAAAAAATGAAAAAAATATAATTAGATATGGAAATAATAGTAAGATAATAAATTTAGAATTTAATCATCCAACTAAATCAATATTTTGGACTCTTCAAAATAGAGAAGCACAAAAATTAAATTTATGGGGTAACTATGGTTTGAATCCTCAACGAATGTCTACCAAAAAATCTATAGAACCATTATTATCGGCGGAATTAAAAATAAACGGTCAAGAAAGATTTTCAGAAAGAAAAGCGGAATATTTCAGATTAGTTCAACCTTATAATTATGGTTTATCTATTCCTGAAAAGTATATGTATACTTATAATTTTGGTATTCACTCTCACGAGTATCAACCCGGGGGAACTATAAATTTTAGTAGAATTGATAATTCAACTTTAACATTAAAATTTAATATGGATTCGGATGTAGATTTAGAGGATGAATTAGATATTAAAATTATGGCAATTAATTATAATATTTTAAAAATAAAGAATGGAACAGGTGGATTGCTTTTTTCAGATTAATAAAGTATTATTTAAATTTATTCATTTATATGCTTTTATAAGATATTCTAAACTTTATTCATTTATTTTTTTTATCCATAATTTAGGTTTTTTGTATTTTATATCCTCCATAACTTCCCATAATAGTTCCAATACTTCCTGTTATTGCGGCATATTTAAATCCTGCAATAAGTGGAATAGGACCCCCAACAATACCACCAATTATACCCCCTATAATTATTGGTTTATAAGAAAAAAATAAACTATCTGCGATTTGTAGTTCTTTTATGGCATTTTTGGATAGTTCTTCTGTTTTAATTATATTATTTTCTATAGTATCTATTCCAGATTGCTGAGATTCAACTAATTCCGCTAGATTTTTTTGAATTTCATTCATATCTCTTAATGTATCTATTAACCCAACCTCTTCTGGATTTAATAGATGTTCTAATACTTTTTCTTTATAAATTTGGGTCATTTAGTATTCTTTAAGATATTAATGCGTGTTAATTCATTTTACTTTTATTAAAAAAATTATTAACGAATATCTATTATTAATATTCTACTTACGTCGGCGCGCCATTACTCTTGGCAATACAATCCGTCTCATCCAAACAAGTATAATTTTTGCAGCAATTTTTTTTTCGTGTGTTATTTCATAAGGGACTACTTCCAAGTATAAATTAAAACTCTTATTCTTACCATTATCTTTCTTATGGATAAAATGCCTATAGTGGATATTATCGATATTGATTGTATTATTCTTCTTGTAATCGGTATCTTCTTTCGCCCATCCAGGAATCATATCTAATGGGTATACCTTTTCAACTATAACATATCTGTATTTTGACCTACTTCTTAAATTATCTTTTGTGACGGGGTCATCTGAACCAGGGACCGCTAAAACAAGTCCGGGGACAAATGGATAGTGATTATGGGAAAATAGCATAATACCTGATGATTTTTTATCAGATTTATACAATACTTCATCACGTCCTATTTTGTTTACCTGTGCCCAGGCAGAATACACAAAGTAATCTCTTATTTTTGTAGCGTATTCTTCTCTTGTGTTCGCAATGGACTTTCTGGAACTTTCGTCTGCTACATAACTATGACAATAACAACATAGTGTAAGTCCTTGGGAATTAAAAGAATAATTCTGTCTGAAATGAACTATTCTTTGGAAATGGCCTCCAAACCCCCCCCTATATTTACGGGGATATTCGTTGTATAATTTACCATCGGGACCATAATAGGGTTCCAGGTAGGCATTATCCAGTGTTCCGGATATTCCGCATACCTCACATGTGCCACAATTGTCGAGTAATCCATCATAGTAAGACGCCATTTTGTTTTCTATTTAAAGTTAATTGTATGAATCTGTTTATTTCTGATTTCTTTAATTTGGGATTTCTTTATTTTATGATTTATTTATTTTGTGATAGGGGTGATTTAACGAAATAACCCTATTGTAAATCAATTTTTATACTTTAAGAAAATGTAACCAGATTTTTATTAAAAATAGTTTATGAGTACTATCTAATATATTTTATAAATAATATAAAATTGATTATAACTTTTTATTACAAATAATCGAGAATAATCATATTTAAACCGATAAACCAGATATTAAATAAAAATGATTATTCTCGATTATTTGAAACAAAATAAATATTCTGGAAATACGGATTTTCTACAAAACAAGACTCCGTATTGTGATTTATTTATTGATAAATTAAAAAATCATTCTATTTTTAAATATATCTTGGAAGAAAATAAACAATATATTATTAATGAAAAAATAATAGAAGATTTCCTCTACAATAATAAAGAAATTACTGATAAAACATTTATAATAGAAACTGATATTAGTAAGAATAAACATAAAAAAATAAGTAGATATCTTACTTTATTTAAGATAAGATTTATGTTACATGCCGATAAAAATAGAAGTATATATATAAGAAAATTACGACTTGGATATATTACTATGAATGAATTACACCGGAGTTTTGTAGATTATGTGATATTAAATGACCTTGATAAAATTTATTTTAAAAAAGTGATAGGTATAATAGATTTTATTAATAGTAAATATCAAATCCCATTAGTTTCACAAACACAAATTAAAAAATTTATAAAACAAACAATATACGATGCAGATAAAATATATGATGCTAAAGAAATAGATAATCCCCAGGTAATTTCTATGGCGGATATTTCTAATTTAATTTGCGATTCATTATCATCTTATATTAATATTTATAATAAAGATAGAAATGTATTGGATAGAATTCCCTATATTCAATATTATAAAGATTGTAGTGATTGTGGATATTATTATCCGGATGAATTAAGGGCGTATGAATGGGATTATGCGTGTTCTGATAATTGGAATTTATCTAATGATTATTATAGTCAAATTAAAAGAATAAATAAAAATACTAAAATAAATACTTTAATTTCAATCTATAAAGGTTTAATTGAAGTTAACTTATATAAACCGGTTTTTTGTGATTATTTTTGTTGTTATAAAAGAAATAATAAATCAATAAATAAAAATGAATTACTTAATATAATTAAAAAATATCATAAAAAAGAAATTACAAATGAAAGTCTTGTTTTAGATGTTGAAATATTGGGTATTTCAGTTTCTCAATTTGTAAATTATTGTCAAATATATTATTCACAGAATTTGGTTTTCCAATTAATTAAAAAATTATAGTTTATCTCTCCATTTATAAAAATCAGTCATAACATAGTTCCATTTATCTTCACCTACTTCATTTTTAATATCAGTTACCCATCTTTCCACATTTTGATAATCTTTTATATCCAAAAGGTCTCTGCAATATTGAGAGTTTTCTACTAACATACATGAAGATAAATCAGCAATACTTAAATTATCACCGAGCAAATATTTTTTTTTACTTAATTCTTTATCTAAATGAACTATTTTTTCTACTAAATTAGGTAAGTCTTTTATATTGGGTTCTTCATTTCTAAAAATTCGTGGATATATAATTTTACCAACATTCGGATTTAAAAATCCAAGGTCCCAAAACAACCATTTATCCACATTAATATCTGTATTTTTATCTAAATATTTAAGAATTACCCTGGATTCGTAAAGACCTTCTTCCGTTCCACATTCATGAGTTATTTTCAAAGTAGGAACTGTATGCATTGGATTTAATTTAATAAATTCATCTGTTTTATGTTCTCCCTTGGACATATCAATTAAAACTTCTTCAACCTCAATATTTTTGTATTTCATATATAATCTTACCGCTCTTGCTCCGGGACAAGCATTTATATAATATAATTTATAAGAAACCATAATATAAGTTAAATATATATATTACTTTACTTATTAATACGCATTTATAAATAACTATTCTATTTTCATAAAGGTAAATAAAAAAATAAAAATATTTTATATAATTTTGATATAATTAATTATTCTTTATTCATCAAAAATCACTCCATATTTCTTGGCTTCTTCGCTATTTTCTCCATATGTATCAATAATATCTATTTCTGTACCATCTGGGAGTATCAAATCTCCATCCCTAATAATCCAGACCCAATCATTCTTCTCAAACTCTTGAATCAATTCCAACATTTCCATGTAAATTAGATCATCTATTTTTACATTTTCATCTTCGTCTTCATCACAAACCTTAATATTAATCCCCTTATTAATGTTCTCGTTAAATTGTTTCCAGTATTCATTTTCTTTTTCCATAGAAACAAACTTTAGGTTTTCATAAACAAAATCTCTCTGATTAGCTAAACCAGAAATAGTATTGAAATATTTTATACACACATTGGAATTAAGTCTTACTTCTAATACCAGTCCAAGACTTTCCCATTCGTCGTTCTTATAAGAGCCCATTTCTTATTTGTGTGGTTTATTTGTTTGTTTATTTAGTTAGTTGGTTTGATTTGTTTTCATATTTAACTATATTTCAATATAAATAATCAATTTTTACATATAAGATAATTCTAATCCGAATAATTTAAATTACTTCTCTTTTATGATTCTACATTTATTATCCTTAATACATAAAACAGCACATTTTCTATATTTATTTTCTTCTTCATTCTTGGTAAATGGTCCAAAAGCCTTACTGGCACCTACATCTACTCTCCAGCATTTTCCATTACAAGATGAATTAATTCCCTTCATATTCATATATTGAGGTGTATGACCCATAACAATTCCATTAATATTGTTATTAATTGTTCTTTCATTTTTTTGATTAAGTAAATCAAGTGTTTTTTGTAATAATCTATCACTTCTTCCTTCATTCCAATTACCCAAATCACCAAATTCTCGCGTCCAAAATATACCATTTTCATCATCTTCATATAAATCATTAAATACTTGTTTTGTTTTTTTATCTCTTCCTCCTAATAACCATTTTTTTATACCATCATTCATTTCATGGAAATCATATTTTTCAGCCATATGTGGGGTAATACCACCATGAACGAAAACCCAGTTCCCAACCTGGACTATAGAATTTCTTAGCGCAGCAAATCTCTTGGCGATTACTCCTCCTGGCGAAAAAGCTTGTTTTCTTTCTTTATAACCATAAGGAAATATTCTTTTATGTTGAGTTTTTTTGGAATTACAATATTCACCAAATTCCTCAAATTCCAACGGGGATACATATCTAAAATCTCCAACACAATTCATAATTTCATGATTACCTAATACAGATAATACAGCACCTCCAATTTTATTAGCCTCCAGATTTAAATTATCTAATAGTCTCATTATTTTTAGGTCGGACCCTTCATCTTGATAGGTATTATTATCATTACATACATCTCGATACCAACTGGACGGCCTACATCTATCTATCTGGTCTCCTAATTGAACTACGTGGGTATCATATCCCGTCCAGGGTATAGATTCAATTTCCTGCTGATATGAAGTATCAAGGGGTATAACACCCGCCAATTTTAAAGATTTAATAGTTGCTACATAATCACCATGTAAATCTCCTATTGCTACAATACTTGCGCCATTTGGAACTGAATAATAAGATTTATTTTTAATTATTTTAAAATCTATATCTGGTTGTTTGGATCTTTTTGCTGATTTTCTATTTAAAGGTTTTTTTTTTTGAGAAACAGATTTTTTACTTTTTATTTTTTTTTTAACTTTATTATCTGTAATATTATCTATTATATTTTTTTTTAATTCTTCATCATTCATATTAGTAAATTGCTCCGAGTATCCAGGTGCTTTTATTTTTTTACCAAGTTTTATTAGTTCTTCTCGCCCTAAAGAATTTATGAAGTCTATCATATATTATTATATATTTTTTTTTTATTTTTTTATTGGACTTATTATAATAATAATATTATTTTAAAAATAATTTATTAACCCGTTCAAATTGTCTAAGTGCCAAATCATCATATTTATTTAATCTCATTATTCTTTCTTCTTCTTTTTGTTTTTCCATTACTTTATTCCTCTCTATTACTTGGGTTTCTTCCGATGTTAGAAAAGTTTTTTTCTCTCTTTCTCTATTTAGATCTTCTACATTTTTATATTGTTTTATTTTTACACTATTTGGGTTTATTAATGTTGTTTTTGTATGAGCTTTTCTATAATCTGTATAACCCATTTTACTTTGAACTCCGGTAGAATAATCACCAGGAGCATTACCACCTAATTCTTGGTATTGTTGTTTTCCAAGAGAAACTGGTTGTGGTTCCTGGTATTTAATTATCTCTTGGGAATCATTTTCTTTATGGTCTTCAAAAGTATTATTAAACACATTTAGATTAAATTCGCTTGAAAATATCTTGGGAGTCTCATCTGAATCAAATTCATTTTCTTCCATCCATTTTCCATATCCTTCACTATTCGCATCATATATTTTATTTTCATCATAAATTTTATTAAAGAGTTTTACATTAAAGTTATTTCCTTTCATATTAATATTTTTCTTTGGATTTTTGTTTTGTTTTTCTATTTCTTGTGTGGATTCATCTTTTAAACTTGTAAATTGTTTATCTTGTTGTTGTCTTTTATATTTTTCTATTAATGCCATAAATGCCATTGTTATAATTTGGAATTGTTGTTTATTTCCTCCTCTATCGGGGTGATATATTTTTGCTTTTCTCTTATATGCGTTTTTTATTTCATTCATAGATGAATTTTTACTAACTTCTAACATTTTATAAGGATCTATATCATTTTCATTAAGAACTTTTAATTTATTTTCATATTCTTTTCTTCTTATATCATGTTCTTTCTTTAATTTTTCTTTTTGTTCTTCTTTTTGTTTTTTTATTAATCTAATTAATTTTTCTCTATCAATATTCCCTACTCCTATTTCAGGTTTATTTTCAGGAGAAACTATATTTTGATATCTGGTTCCTTGATTCATATAAAGATGAGATTTATTTATATCATCTTCTTTTTCTTCAACTTGTAAACCTGATAGAAAATCATTTATTTTATCGTATGAATCATCTTCTATATGTTCTTTTTTTTGTTTTAAAGCCATTTTTCTTAATTCATCCTGCATTCTTTTATTTCTCATAAATTCTTTTTGTAATTGAGGATTTGTTAATAAAGGGTTTTTACTTTTTGGAATAAATTGATGTTCTCTTCTAAAATTATTAAGTATTTGTTGGTTATGGTCCAATTCTCCTTTATTTATCTGATTCTTAATCATTTCCTGTTGTAATAAGTTTCTTTGTAATATTTTTTCTCTTTCTTGGTCTGATAATTGACTCTTGGGATTTGAACTTGAATCAGTATTTCCCATTATATATAAATTTATATTAAAATATTTTCATTACTTTAACAAATTAAAACAAATTAAAACAAATTAAAACAAATTAAAACAAATTAAAACTGATTGTATTGATTTAAAAAAAGAATGAAAATGTATTCCAATATTATTTATGTTCTTGCGACTCTTTGTCTTTTTATCGAGAGTTTATTAACATTTGAAAGAGAACTTCCAGATTATTTTTATATGACTGGAACTACTCTTTTTCTAGTAAAATCATTGATTTCTTTATATTAAAATCATTGATTTCTTTATATTATGATATAAAAAATAGAAATAAAAGAATATTTTATGAGGAATTAATTTAATCCTAGGATATTTTAATATAATATAAAAATATATGTCTTTAAAAAACTCATCAATTAAAAGTAAAACAAAAAAAAAAGATCCTTGTAAAAATAAAGATTTGGTTAAAGTTTTAGCAAATGAATTCCAAAGAAAATTTAGAGATTTAAATAAAGAATGTGAAGAAGATAAATATAAAGAAATAACCAAATATTTTAATAAAGGTAAAGCTACAAATAAAGATCTTATAAATGCAATAAAAAATTATTATAAAGATAATAAAGACAATAATATTAATTTTAATCTTAGTTTTAATGAATTTATAGATTTATTTCCAAGAGATACAAGTGTAAAAGATAATAATTTTAAAAAACAACATATATTCGAACAGGTATGTCGACTACTCCTTTTTTTTAATTATGATAAAGGTTTATATGGAAATGAAAAAGAATTCTATCCTAAATTAGAAAGTTATACATCAACCACAACTGAGTTAACGTGTAAGAATTTATTAGATGAACATATTAATGAAGGTTCGAAGGCGGGTTCTGTTGATATTTTTTTTAAAATTATGGAACCTGGGGTGGAAAAAAATAAAGATGAATTTGTTTGTGAAAGACAACTGAAGGAGAAAACTTCTATTAATAAGAAAGGAACTTATATATTAGTTCAAAATAAATTTTATTCTAAGGAATCAAGTGATATTTCAAAATATGATGCTACAAAAATATTTACAAGGGCATCTAATTTACTAGATAAAAAAATATCTAATTTTAAAATTGTCCTAATGGTAAATTCCAGTAAAATATTGAATGATAAATTAAAAGATTATGATAGGTGGCAAGATTTAGATATATTAGGTGTTAAAGAAATAGATGATTGGTTTCAGAATTTTTTATATGATCTTTACAAAAATCCCACGAAATTTGAATGCGAAAACTATGAAGAACAAAAAGGACAATATTTAGAACCGCGATTCCATCAGAATTTATTTATAGAATCTAGTTTAGAACACTATAATAAACATAAAAAACAGAAATTTATTTGGGGTGCTGTTCCTAGAAGTGGAAAATCATTTATGATAGGTGGAATGATATCAAAAAGAGCAAAGATGGGAAGTAATAATGATATTGTTATTATAATGGGTGCTAAGGCTGAAACAGAAACACAGTTTAAAGATTTATTAGATTATGAAAATGGTAATGATAAATTTATAGATTTTGAAGATTTCGGATTTATAGGTTCAGGAGAAAAAGAAAAGGGAAAACAGTTAAAAGATAAAAATATATATCTATTTAGTCAAGAATTTTTAAAATTTCATAAATCTTCTAAAACAAATTTTTTTAAAGAAGAAACCATAAATAAATATCCTAAATTATTTAAAAATAAAAAAATAGATATTTATTTTGATGAAATTCATAAAGGTGGGTCAACTGATAAATCAAAAGAAATAATAGAATCTTTCATAAATCATGATAAAAATATGATTGATATGTTTTTTATGGTTACCGCAACATTTGCCAAACCGAATATCGCATATGAAGGTTTTTTAGATAATCAATCTCCTGTTGTATTACAGTGGGGATATGAAGAACAGCAATTGATGAAAAGTATTGACACAAATGAGATAAATATACAATTAATAAAACAGAGTAAAAATGAAGTAGAACAAAATATTATAGATAAGTTATTAGAAGAATATAATATTAAATATGGTATGGATTATCTTAAAATACTTGCGAATGAGTATAAAAAACATCCAGAACTGGTATTAATAAATCCATCAACATTAACAGGTAATATTGATAATAATTTTTTAAATGATAATATTTTTAGAGATAGAAATATAACCGATGTTATATTTAAATTGAAAGATAGTGCGGTTGATTATACTGATGATAATAAAAATAAATTAAAGATTGATAATATTTTTGAAAATTCCGGACATGTTACACAACTTTTAAAATATTTAACTGATGATAGGGGTCTTTTTAACTTTCTACAGAATGATATAGAGGATAAAATGAAATTAAATATTTATAATGAAACCCCTACACAGTTATGGTTTTTACCTATATCAAGTCTTTTTAATAATAAAGATGTAGTAGCAAAGGGATTACCTACAAAAAATTATAGAACAGATGAATCAACAATTCAAGACGAAATAGACCAAAAAGAAAAAAAAATGAACGTTCCTCATATAGAACCTATAACTAGGGGAATAGCATTAGCAATAATGAAAATGGATCATGGTAATGGTAAACTAAAAAGAAACTATAACGTTTTAATAGTCCATAATGATGGAAAACTATTTCTTAAATCCGGAATTAAAGATTCAATTTATAAAGATTCAATAAACTGTACTTCTCATGATACATCCAAGGATTCATTAGTGATGAAAATTAAAAAATATGAAAATGAAGCCAAAGCAGTCAATAAAGGTCTAATAATTTTAACTGGTAGTAAATTAAGATTAGGTGTTAGTCTTCCATGCGCAGATATAGCACTCAATTTTGATAATGTAAAATCGATTGATTCTAATTATCAGACTATGTTTCGTGTTCTTACTGAGAAAAAAAATAATGCTAAACCTTATGGTTATTATGTAGATTTTAATGTAGAAAGAACCACACAATTTATATATGATTTTGCTATGATTTATTCAAATAAATTTAAAAAATTAGATAATTCAGATGATATATTGGAAAGGATATCTAATATATATGAGTTACTAAATTTTAATGCTATAAGTAAAATACAAAATATAAGAGAAGCGACTAAAATATATAGTGATCTAAATAAAAAATTAGGATTAGATAAGGATAGTATATCAAAATTATATTTAAAAAATTATCAAAGGACAATTGGTAAAATACTTCTAAAATATGACATAGACCAATTTAAAGAAATTAATAATATTGTAAAAAAAATATTTTCTGATAAAGATAAAATTTCTTATAAAAATAAAGGTGCCGATAAAAAAGGTGCAAAAAAACATAAAGGTGTCCCTATAATAGAAGAATTTGATGAGGTTTTGGATGAAGTTAATGATAGAAAAGATAATAAAGATGATATAAGGGAAGAAGATGAGGAAGATAATATTTCCATAATTAAAAATTTGAAAGTGTTAATACCAACAATTATTACAATGTTATCATTATTTTCTAATAAAAAGGAAAGTGATGATGTACATATAAAGTGCGATGATCTTCATAATTGTCTTGATGTTGCTATAAATAATTTGGATGAATTAAATGAAATATGTAGTTGTGAAACAAATTCATATCATCCAATTGGATGCTATCTTAAAAAATTTAAAAATATATCCAAGAAAGAATTAAAATTATTACTAACAAAAATTAAGCAGTTAATATTTAGTGAAAGTTCCGAATTAGATGAAATAAAAGGACATCTAATTTTTTTATTTGATAATATTAAGACAGACTTTAAAATGATTGGTGGTTATAATAAAAATAAAGCGAAACTTAGAAAGATAACTAAAAAAAGAAATTTTAGAAATAAGAATCAGCGAGGAGGGAGTAAAAAACTTATAAATTCTATGGATGAAAAAGATATAATTAATAAAATAGAAAAATACTTACCAATAAGAACCGAAATGAAAGATAAATTTGGTGAGGTTTTTACTCCATATGAATTAATTAAAGAAATGATGGATAAATTAAAAGAAATAGACCCATCTGTATTTAAAAATCCTCGTTTAAAATGGTTAGACCCAGCGAATGGAACTGGTAATTTTCCAATGGTTGTTTTTACTATGTTAAATGATGGATTAAAAGATTATAACAAAGATGGTTTAGATCTTCGTGATGACAAAAAAAGAAAAGACCATATAATAAAAGAAATGTTATATATGGTTGAACTTCAACCAGATAATGTTATGGTATCGAAGAAAATTTTTGGCACAGATGCGAATATATTCTGTGGGAGTTTCTTAACCGAAGATAATAAATCGATAAATCCGGCTATTACTAAAAAATTTGGAGTTGAAAAATTTGATGTAATAATGGGTAACCCGCCATTTCAAACACCTAAAAAGGAAGACACAGGAACTACCGCAGGAAAAGGATCTTTGTGGCCGATATTTACACAGGAAAGTTTAAAAATAAATAGTCAAAATGGGTATTTATGTTTTTTACACCCCCCTCCATGGAGAGGGTTGGGAAAAGATTCACTAATAAAGGAATTAGGGCACGACAGACAATTAGAATTTTTAAAAATATTTGATATAGATGATAGTAAACACTTTTTTAATATAGGAAGCAAATTTGACATATATATACTAAAAAATAAACCCAAATATAAAAAAACACAAATAGTTGTAAAACAAAAATTATATAAATCATATGAGTTAGATTTGGGAAAATGGGATTTTATTCCAAATCATAGTTTTAATATGTTCGAGAAAATAATAAATAAAGATTTTAATAATAATATAAATGTAATATACAATTCTAACTTTTATCATTCAAGTAAATCCTCTAATAATACTATATTCCAAAAAAATAATCCAAACTTCCCTTTAAAGGTGATTCATACAATTACACAAGGAGGAAAACTAGGATTTATTTATGCAAAGAAGGATGTAGGTCATTTTGGAATTAAAAAGGTTATTTTAAATAAAAATAAAAACCAATACCCGTATAATGATTTTAAGGGGGAGTATGGTATGAGTGAAGTATCATTTGGTATATCCATTTCTTCTAAAGAAGAAGGTGATAAAATAATTAAAGCGATTAATACACCTAAATTTAAACAGATTATTGACGCTACTTCATGGTTACTTATGCAATTAGATTACAGAATGTTTAAATATTTCAAAAAAGATTTCTGGAAAGAATTTGTTGACGATGATGGAAATCCAAAAAACATAAAACATAGTGAAAAATCAAATTCATTATCAAAATCAAAATCATCAAAAAATACTAAAAAATCAAATTCATTATCAAAATCAAAATCATTATCAAAATCATTAACAAAAAAGAAAATAGATTTTGATGGTCCACACGAAGGGAAAATTTTATCTGGATATACAGAAGATATTGGTTTCAAAAAGTATAATTCTTATGAAAAGGCGAAAGAAAATGCTATAAAACATGATAGTGTGGGAGGTATTACAAGATTAAAAGAAAAACATTTTACATTAAAAAAAGGAAGAAAGTTAAAAAAAAGTAAAAAACCTTATGTTAAATCTTGGATTAAGAAGTTTATTTAAACATATATTTTAAATTTTTTATTTTGCTAAATTCGGGTATTTTGGAGTCTATAGTATCAACTATTATGGCATTATTCGGTTTATTTTTAAATACACTAAAGAAATTATCGTTCATTAGAACATCGGCGGGAGTTGATACATCATCTGGAATATAATTACAATCATTATAATTTAAAGTTTGTGGATATTTAGTGAGTCTATTATAATCTAAATATAGATTTTTTCTACCTCTTAATCTTTTTGGTATTTGCTTGTTAAAAAATTGTTTAGTTTCCGGTTGATTTGAATTAAATCTTTTATCACTAAACATGGAGTTCATTCCAAGATGATAATCAAACACTGGATTATCTTCCGTGGTTATTCCACATTGTTTATAAATATTATCTAATTTTCTATTTTTAAATTGTTTGGATGAAAGAGTATCAAAATCATAAATTTTTACGCAATATTCTCTAAGAGGTAGGTAATATTCTTTATCAAATAAAAGGTATTTAATGTATTTATTGTTTCCGGGTGTTCTATTTTTTAGATTATAAGTTCCTACTAAAACATTTTCACAGTGAATATCATTATGTTTAAAATGGGGTATATGATATTGTAAAGTAACTAAACCATACATAAATTGAAACATAAAAACTTTTAAATCTAAATCATTCATATTTTTTAAATTTTTTTTTAAAAAAGACCCAGCAGATCCAAACTTACAGTATTCGGTTATTAATATATCAACATTACTTTTTATTTGACCGGTCATTAAATAATGTAAATATTCATTCATTTTATTTCCGATTAAACTACTTAATAAATCATTAATTCCACATTTAAAAGTTTTAATCTTATATGGAATATGTTGTGTTATATTTTTATTTAGTAAATCATTAAAAATATCATATGCTTTTAATTCTAAAATATTTGGATGAGTATTATCGTAAGGGAGAAAATTATCAATACTCATAATTCTAACTGCAACTTTTCTCTTACATTCTTGATTAAAACATGATAAATAAACTTTATTCGCAACTCCACTTCCTAAAAATTTTATTTTAGATTCTTTTTTGTTAAAAATAGAACAATCCACATTTTTACTTAAATCTTTTATTTCAGATAAAAGATTATTTCTTAAAATTCCTCTTTCTTTTGGTATATTTATACATCTCCCAGTTTTAGGATTTATCATTTTCCCAGGAGGACATCCCTTTTTGGTTTTTGATTTATTTTCAGGTATATTTATACATCTCCCAGTTTTAGGATTTATCATTTTCCCAGGAGGACATCCCTTTTTGGTTTTTGATTTATTTTCAGGTATATTTATACATCTCCCAGTTTTAGGATTTATCATTTTCCCAGGAGGACATTCTTTGATAACTTTTTTAGTATGACAGTATCCCCAAGACTTCATTTTATTATTTTCATCTACTTTAGTTGCACACCAGTCGCCGTCTTTTCTAATCTGACATGAAACTACATCTTTTTTTCTATATTTGAATGGGAAATGACAATTTCCAGGAACTAAATATTTTAATTTTCTTTCTTTTCCATTAATATCAATATTAGTAGCCTTCATTATAATAATATTATATTTTATTTTATAGTGATATTTAATTGGAGATATTTATAATTAAATAATATGGGTATAATTTTTTCTTTATAAAATATATGAAGTTAGTAATTTTATTACTTATAATATTTTTTTTAATAATAAATTTTACTAAAGAAAAATTTAATAATTTAAAAACCAAAGAAAATCTAAAAGTAATAGTTATAGGAAATGGTAAGTATGAAAAGAAAAATATGGGTACTATTATTGATAATTATGATTTAGTTATTAGATTTAATAAATTTCCAGAAAAAAACTATGAAGAACATATAGGAACCAAAACGAATATCTGGTTTGTAAGTGATTTTACATATACATCAAATAAAAAACTTATTAACCAAAGAAAAAATAAAATTAAAACAAAAATAATAATATCTCCATATGTTTTTAAAGAAAAATTATCCTTAATAGAAGATCCTGAATTTAAAAAAATATTAGAGAAAAGGGAAATAAAAATACCAACCAAGTATAATTTTGGTAAAAGATGGCCTTCAACAGGGTTATTGGCATTATTTTATTTAATTCCAAAATATAATGATATTACTATATTTGGATTTAATTCGTTTGATCCCAAGGATAAATCTATACATTTTTATGATAATGCCAAACCTATAGGTCATAGCAGTAATTTAGAAAAACAAATAATAGATGATTTATTAAATAGTAAAAAAATAAAGAGATTATAAAAAAAATATATTTAAAATTTGTTCTAAAAAAAATCATCTAATTTTTTATCCATAAAAATTTGGGCACATCTTTTAAATTCCTGATAGTCGGGTGATTTTCCGGTCATATAGTTTTTACATTCTACTCCACCCAACGTCATTATTTCTTTTCTCATTTCTATTATATGATTAGTATAATTTCTAATAAATTTTCTATAATTTCTAGAACCTAACCTATTTTTAGATTTTTTTAAAAGTATTTTAGAAGAAAGATATGGATTTTTAACTTTCATTTCCATAAACCAAACACCCCACATTCCACAATATCCTCCAAAATCATTTCTTCTAACACTCGCCATTTTCTTTTGTATCTGTGTTTCTTCTTTTTCTTGGTTACCTATATTAGGACAGAAATCATCCGGATTTTTATATTGATAATCCAGATTATTTAATTTTAAAAACTTTTTAAAATCTTTATCAAATTTAGCGTGTACTTTTATATCAATAAACGCACCATATGGTTCAAATCTCTCAATAACATTCTTTCCGGTATTCCCAACAATCATATTAAAATGAGGACCGCTATCTGGATATTCTATACTTAATGGAATGGAAAAATATTTTTTTTTACAATTTTTTATAAATTTAACTAATTTATCTAAACCACCCGGGTACATTAATTCATTTTTAGTTTGTTTTCTTTCAAAAACTAAACCTATATATGTAGGTGAAAAACTTTTTTTAATTATATCTTTATCACCTATTGCTATACATAAATTTTTTTTATAATTTTTAATTAAATAAATATAGGCCATTAGCATATCATATCCCAAACCCTTATAAACGGGTTCCATTCTTCTTTTCCCAAAACTTTTCTTGGTCATTACGCTAAATTTTTTTTTATTTGATTTTCTTTTATTTTTTTTAGTTTTTTTTTGAATATTATTTAAATTCATTAATATAATATAATATAAATTTATTGATTATATAAATTTATTCACTATTATTGCTATTATCCATATCTAATTTATCTATTTGTTGTAATATTTTTTTCCTATAAGATTTTCTTAATTTGTCTACTCTTTTTATTCCATATTCATCTTTAATACATATTCGGGGGAATCTTGATTCATAAATATCGTAATCCTTCATATCTTTTGAAATCTTTCCTTTCATAAATTTACATAACTTATCACATTCTATACATTTTTTCTCAGCTTTGGTTAATTTAGACATTATCTTGTCTGCTTTTTTCTCTTTTTTTGACAGTTTTTTTTTTAATAATTTTTTATATTTTACACAATCATTGCATCTCTTTTGGGAAAAAATCGATGCGTCTTCTAAAGTTGTAATCGTTGTGTTTTCCTGTCCTTTACCTTTTTTTTTTAATTTTTGTAATTCCTTTAATTCTTTTTTAGTTTTTTTTCTCCAATAATTTCTATTATTAAAAGAATTATTAAATCTAGGTTTACCGTAATTATATTTTTTTAAATTGTATTTATATCTATTATTTTGAAATGAATCATTTCTATTACCCCATGGATATTTTTTTCTTGAATCATTTCTATTACCCCATGGATATTTTTTTCTTGAATCATTTCTATTACCCCATGGATATTTTTTTCTTGAATTATTAAATCTACCAAAATTAAATCTATTTTTATGTGTTCTATAATATCTATTTTCTTTTCTTTTTCTATTAGAAAAAGCATGTTCCATATTCTCAATACTTTCTACTAAATCATTTAATTTTTCTTTTATATATTTATAGATTTTAGGAGAATCTTTATATAAATCACTTTCACCTTTTCCTATAGAAACTTCTGGAAATATTACTTTTTTATATTTTTTTCTTTTTAAATTTCTTTCTATATTTTCTATAGAGTCATTAATTATTTTTTTAGTCTTTCTTATTTCATCATCTATAAAATAATCACCTTCATTATCAAATGTAGGTATTGGAAATACATTTGAAAAATCTTCAAAAGTTTCTTCTTCTAAAGTATCTTCATAAATAAATAAATAATAAGGGTGGTCTTTTATATACTTCTTATTAAAATATTCTTTTCCGCCTTTAACTATATCCATTTATATTTAATATAGAAAATTATTATTTTTTAATTAAAATAAGTGTTCGGGCATCAAGATTAATTGCATCTTCTTTTTCCTTTTTAGGAACATCCCAATCAGTTAATTTTATATCTTTTTTATCTTCTCCTGGATAAATATATGCCACTCTTTCTTTATAAAACGTAGGTTTATAAATCATAATTTCAAAATGTTTTTCAATAAAAGTAATAAGTTGACTATCATTGAAATGATAGTTTCCGTAATATACAGGATAAATTCTTATACTTCCTTTTTTTTTTAATATTCTATGTAATTCAGTTAAAGCTTCTATTAATTTTAATGGATTATCTAACCAATAATATAAAAAATATTGACTTGTAATAATATCATAACTATTATTTTTTAATTTAGTTTTTAAAACAGAACCCGTTTTAAAATTTTTATATTTGGATGGAAATTTATATAAATCCATTCCCAAAGCATTATAGTTTTTTTTTATAAGTTTATATAATAACGCATTTTTAAACATATGATTAATTCCACTTCCCATATCTAAATAATTTTTATTTTTAAAATAATTAATAAAATTTGTTTCAGATTTTTTTTCTAAATCAGGAAATAAATGAGTTTTATAACCTCTAAGAGTTCTTCCAGTAACAGGTGCTTTTTTACAAAGTAATGTCATATTTTTTAAATAATCTGTTATATTACACGCTACATGACTTCTACTCATTTTATGATTCCAATATATAGAAATATTTTGTTTTATTTGTTTTAATGATGATATCTTCTTTGTTTTTTTAATAATATGTTTATTTTTTTTTGTTTTCATAATATAATTTAATATTTTTATTTAAAATTAATTCAAGACAATTTCTCAATGAAAATTTTTAGTGGTAATTCAAATATTACTTTAGCCAAAAAAGTATGTAAAAATTTAGATAAAGAATTAGGAAAAGCCGAAATAAATAAATTTGCCGATGGAGAAATTAATGTAATTATAAAAGAAAATGTTAGAAAACAAGATTGTTTTATTATACAATCAACTGGACCATCCGAGTTTAACTCTCCAAATGACAATTATATGGAATTATTTATACTTATAGACGCTCTTAAAAGAGGAAGTGCTAATTCTATAACTGTGGTAATGCCATATTATGGGTATGAAAGACAAGACCGAAAAGATTATAGTAGGGCACCTATATCCGCAAGAGTAATTGCTACTATTTTAGAAAGTTTGGGTGTTACAAGATTAATAACTTTTGATTTACACGCGGGACAGATTCAGGGATTTTTTTCAAATAAAACTCCAGTTGATAATTTATATTTAGAATCGTATTTTATTAGATATATAGAAAATAATATAATTAATAATTTTGACAAAAAAAATATAGCGATAATTTCACCGGATGAAGGGGGGGTTAAAAGAGCAGTAAGAATAGCAAATAAATTATGTGTTTCAACTTCTAATATTTATAAAGAGAGAGATTGTATAAATAATATTAGTAATATGGTTTTAATGGGTAATGTTAAAGGGAAAATATGTATAATAGTTGATGATATGATTGATACAGCAGGGACAGCATGTAAAGCATCCGATGTATTGATAAATAATGGAGCAATAAAAGTGTTTATGATAGTTTCGCATGGGATATTATCAAAAAATGCGATTAAAAATATAGAGAAAAGTAAATTTAATAAAGTAATTATTTCAAATACGTTAACCCAAGAACACAAAAAATTAGGAGAAAAATTTGATATTATAGATATAAGTTGGATATGTGGAGAAGCAATGAGGCGTTCTCTATATGGCGAATCTTTGCAAGAATTATACGATACCACTTTTGAAGAGTCTGTAAATAAATAACTCCTTAAGTTATACCTAAAGTTTAAAATAAGTTTAAAAAATTATTTAAAGATTTATTATTATAATAATTTATCAAACCGCGTATAAATTTTAATCAAAATTTCTGAATCTATAATATAATGCCCGCTAAAAAAACAAATACCTCAAAATCTAAAAGCTCTCGCTCAAAAAAAACTGGTGCTTCAAAAGAAAATTCTTCTGAACCAGTAGTCCAGAAGAATGTTGTTCCTGAAGTCCAGAAAATGGCCGAATCTGTTGAATCTGTCGATTCTAAAGTCCAGAAAATGGCTGAATCTGTTGAATCCGTCGATTCTAAAGTCCAGAAAATGACCGAATCTGTTGAATCCGTCGATTCTGAAGTCCCGCAAATGGTTGAATCTCACGAGGAACAACAAATTTCTCTTGACGAACAATTTAAAAATATTATTACCCGAATCCAGGAATTTAGGACTATCGCTTCTTCTCTTACATCCGATGTTCGGAAACTCCAAAAGAATGTCACCCGACATGTTAGAGAATCAAATAAAAAAAATCGTAAAAGGACTCCTAAATCAGGAGACAGTAAAAGACCTCCCAGTGGATTTGCAAAACCAGCCCTCATTTCCAATGACCTTTGTCAGTTTTTAAAGATGCCGTCGGGAACTGAAATGGCAAGAACAGAAGTTACGAAGTACTTAACAATATATATTAAGGAACATGAACTACAGGACCAGGCAAATAAACGTAGAATCATCTGCGACTCCGCACTTAAGAGTCTGCTAAAGGTTAATGATAGTGATGAAGTTACTTACTTTAATTTACAGAGATATATGAAACCACATTTCCCACATTCTGCTGCGAATAAAGCAGCTGCAGCTGCTGCTGCAGAAGGCGTGGAATCATCCGCAGCACCATAATTTAAATTTAAGATTTTTACTTTAATTTTTATTGCATGAACTATAGTGATTACCTTTTTCATTATGATGGGTTCCTTGATTTATTTTGCATGAACTATAGTGATTACCTTTTTCATTATGATGGGTTCCTTGATTTATTTTGCATGAACTATAGTGATTACCTTTTTCATTATGATGGGTTCCTTGGGTGTCATAATGATTTCTATGTAATTTTTGTTTTTGAGGTTTACTAATATGATTATGATGTTCGTGTGTATCATATTTGAGTAAATCAGATTTATTATATTTCATTATATAATACTAACAATATTTTTTTAAAAAGGTGGTTTATAAAAAAGGTACATAAATATAAAAATAAAAATTAATGAATAAAAAATTACTGTATTAAAATAAGAACTATATTCCGGCGTTAATTTATTTTCTCCAATCATTTTATTTATTAATATATATTCAAGTGTTCCAAATACGACAATTATTGTTGAAAGAATAAAAATATATTTATTTTTAAGATAAATAGCTATTGCCACGAATACAGAACATGTTCTTACAAAAGATAAAAAAGTTCTTGTATTAGAGAATCTTGTTACATTTATTTGATATTCGTATGTATTTTTTTTTTTATTAATTATTTTATTCATATTATTAAAGAATATTTAAAATAAAAATAATATAAATTTTTTTTTTATTTTATTCACAATTATTTAAATATTTGAAAGTTTACATTACATTCCTTATCTATATGGATAATAATTAATTTTATAATATTATGTTTTTTTTTCTTAAATCTTTCCTATAATATTTTTATGGCGGATAAAAGAAAAACAAAAAAAAATAATTTTAATGACAATAATTTGGTGGATTCTCTTTTATCAAAAGGGAAAAAAACAAAAATATCATTAAATAATTTTAGTGCTCCTGAAGCCAAAAATAGAGTATCCTTTTCAAAAGTTATTAATACTACTGATAATAAAAAAAAAATTTACGGAAATAATTATAAAAATAGTAACGGAAAAAATCAAATAATAAATAATTTTCATAAAGCAATTTCTTCAACTAAGTCAGATGACATAATTTTAAAAATGCTTGATTTGAAAGAAAAAGATATAATAATATTTTATAAAAATTTAGAATCGATGATAGGAAAAGAGATGTCATCAAATATAAAAAAAGGAATGATAAACCAAATTAGTAATTCTAAATTAAATTCTAAGAATGTATCATTATGTCCTTTTTGTTTGGATAATAAAAGTAATTGTGTGATACTTTTATGTGGACATTTAATTTGTTATCTATGTGCAAAAAATATAAATAGATGTAAATTTCCATGTCCCAAATGTAAAAAGCCTATTAAATATATTCAATTTATAGCAGATATATAGTTATATCTCTTACACCTTTGAACATTTAAAACGACGACTTATTCAAGATAATTATTAGTATTGTAAATTATTGGTTAAACTTTTATCCTACATTAATTTCTATTATTTCATATAAAGTTCAAATTGATCAACACTACGATAGGTCTCTAATATCATCTGTTAATTAGGATGGTAGAATTTGAAGTTGGTTAATATCTTTTTATAATTATGAAGTCTAAAAATGGCAATATAATATAATTATTAATTAAATGATTTTCTAAAATTCATTCTATCTTTAATACCAAGTTTGCATACTGCATCTAAAAGTTCAATAAAATTGGTATGTTTATCAATATTCTTTTTTGAAAGCCCAACCAAAATCTATTAAATAAATAATATTATCTTTTACTAAAAAATTGCCTATATGCATATCATTATGTATAATATTTTTTTTATATAATATTGATACTATTTTATTAACCTGTTTTCCAATTAGATGGAACATTGTTTTTATCTATTTTTTTTCCACAATAATTAATATATATTTCTTTTTTTTCTAAATTTGTAGACAATAAAATTGGAAAATGTGGTTCTTTATATACAGCTTTTAAATATTTTATTTCTCTAATAAATTGTCCCTCAATACCATTGCCTCTATTATCCCAATCCATCAAATTATTGCCTAACTTTTTTTTATTTACAAATATTTTTTTATTTTTATTTACAAATATTTTTTTAATAATAAAATTTTCTATTTTTGTATTAATTAAATTTTCAATATAATTATGATTTTTATCATCAAGTTTAAAAAATTTAATACATGCCAAATTCCCTTTATTTGTTTCTAAAAATAACTCTTCAAATTTTGGTTTAATATCTGAAAAAACATCTACATATTTTCACATTCAACCTCGGTAACATTGTCTCCATTGTCTCCATTGTCTCTATTGTCTCTATTGTCTCTATTGTCTCTATTGTCTCTATTGTCTTTACTTATACTAGAATAAATTTGTTTAATTTTTGTAAAATTATTAATAGCAGTATATAAAAGTATATAATTATTATTTGTGATTCTATAATATGTTTCTAATAAATTATTATTTTTTGATTCAAAATTTATAAATTTTAAATAATTTATATAATTATTGTTTACATTTAAACATTTATAAAAATTATATTCTTGTATCATTTCAGGATAATTATTATCATTTTCAGGATAATTATTATTATTTTCATAAAAACTGTCTAATTTAATATCATTATCAGATAGTATTCGGTAATTAAGTTGGCGTTTTAAATGTTCAAAGGTGTAAAACAAATTCCGATTATATTCAAACTCTAAACAATTTGTATTAATTTAAAAAGATAAGTTCATAAATTAGTTTATCAAGTAAATTTTTTAATAAATAAAATTGAATTATTATTTATTACATTAATAATTTATTAAATAAAATGATTAAAAATATTCTAAAACAAACTAAAATAACAAAGTATTTTAAAAAAAAAAAAAAAAGTATTAAAAATTTAGAAATATTATTTAATAATATTAATATTTAACAATATAAATTTATTTAAAATTAATTTTAAAATTACTTTTATGATACCTATAGAAATATCAAAAGAATTAAATCCCAATTTAAAATTTGATGCATTAACAAGCAAGTTTATTTTCCCCAATAATGAGATACTTTTAATTAATACAAATATAGTAAGAGATGGGAAATATATTTTACATATTAAATATAATTCTATTATATCTCCCATATTATTATTATATATAAATGATAAATTAGTAGATAATAATATTTGTAAAAGTAGTACTGGTTCAAGTGATTTTTTAATTTCGATTAATTATAAAAATGGTCCATATTTTTTTAAAAGAGGATTAAATAAATTAGAAATTAAAAGTCTTAATATCTTTCCAGAGATATATAGTATTTATTTAGAAGAATATAAAATAATAACTCCTTGTATATCTCAATATAAACCATCGGATTTTTTATTAATAAAAAATTATAATATATATGGTGGATTTTACTGGAATTTATCAAATGTTTTATTGGGATTAAGTATTTGTGATATATATAGAAAAATACCAATTATTAATTTTGATGGTGGGTTCTTTATAAATAATAGTAATATGGAAAATGAGTTAATAAAGTTTGGTAATAATTGGTTTTCATACTATTTTAAAGACCCTATGGATGTACCTTGTTCTATTTATGGGTATATTAATTCTACTACCAAAAAATATCCGTGTATTCCACAGTTTTTAAAAAATAAAAATTTAAATGGTATATATTTTTTTAATAGATTATCTTTTATAACATTTAATAAAATCAATAAAAATAATGAAATATGTAAAAAATATTTAAAATTACATCCAAAAATTGAAAATTATATTGATGAAATCAAAAATAAAATTTTTATTCAAAAAGACGAAAAAGTTAAATATCTTGGAATTCATTATAGAGGAACAGATAAAATAAAAGAAAAAAATGTTAATGAATCACAACCTGTATTACATAATTATGAAAAAATATATTCAATATTAGAAAAGAAAAAAAAGGAGTTAGAAGAACAAAAATTTAATGTTTACATTGTTATTACTTCTGATGAAATCCAATTTATTAATTTTATGGTAGATAAATTTGGTACTGATAAAATTATTTATTACAAGGATGCTATTAGATCAAATATAAATACTTCAGGTATAAATAAAAATTTTATGGATATTTATCCTAGAAATAAATTAGTTGATTTAAAAAAACTTTCTGTTAAAGAAAAAAACAGATATGAATTAAGAGATAAACTTTTAAATAATTCAGTTCATATAGGACATAAAGAAGAATCTAACTATAAAAAAGGGTTGGATTGTTTAATAGATGCAAAAATTTTAGATAGATGTGATATTCTTTATAAATCCCATGGGAACTTTAGTTTATTCTGTGAATATTTTAATAAAAATAAAAATTTAGAAGTATATTTTATAAACAAGGAATGTGATAAAATAAAAACTCTTTAAATTCTAATGAAAATATAAAATAGCCACGCAAAAATATTGTAAATATGAGAGAATGTTAGAATTAAATGATAATATTGAAAATGAAAAGAATAAAATTTAAGTATAAATATTTAATATTTAAATAAACCACATTTTTTACATTTCTTTGGTCTATCATATACATTATAATTTAAATAATCAGATTCCCATTTATGTATACATAATAACCTTAATTGTATATCTATTTTTTTTATTTTTTTTTTTTTTTTTAATATTTTTTTATTGTATTTTTTTTTTTTTTTTTTTTTTTTTTAATATTTTTTTATTGTATTTTTTTTTTTTTTTATTAATTTTATTTACTTGAAGATTTATCTTATTTTTTAATTCTTTTAGTTCGTTAAATTTTATATCATTTCCCCCCATTATAATTAATTATTTTTTATATTTAAATTATTTACGTTAATTACTTTTTTATCTATATATATATTATGAAAAACGAAAGTATATTTACTAAATTTATAGTTAGAAAAGCCATAGTTGCATCAGCAATTACTTTTTTAATGGCAAACCAAACCCAGAAATTAGCGTCCCTTCTTGTAGATACTATTATAGAACCTTTATTTTCAATTGATTTAGATAAAGATGGTAATCCGGATTTAAAACAATTAGAAAAATTTGTTATAGAAATTATTGGTATTAAATTCCCGTTAGGAAAACTAATTACCCAAATTATTAAATATATTGTATTTTTAATATTTATCTACTACATTTTAAATTTTTTTATTAATAATACACATCTTGTTGAAATATAATATTATTTTTATTAAGTTAAATTTATTCTTTCCATGAAGGTAAATTTATTTTTTTTAATTCTTTTTTTCTTTTTATGTATATTTTATAAAAAATAAATAAAGTAAATAAAAAAGATGGTATTATAAAGTAGGTATAATAATTATCAAACTCTATTTTTATTTTAATAAATTTAGATATATAACAACCCACTAAATACCCAAATATATTAAAAAATATATCTGATATTCTACCCCTGGACCTCATTAATATTTCTAGGATTTCACATTTAATAGACAATATGAAAATTAAAATTAATTCTCCTGGAAATAGTGAACCCGTAATTAAATAAATAAAAAAATGTACTAAACTCCAAATATCAAAACAACGCTCAAAATCTAATTTCCAAAATCTATTTATTATGGGAGGATGTATGGAATAATTAAATAAACATTTTCCAAATAAATATTCTTCATTTGGATTTTTAGTTTTAATAAATTCTAAATAAACATACCAAAGAAAACTGAAGATAGTCAAAATAAATATTATACCAAATTGATTTTTACTTATCATTAATTAATTAGAATATATTAATAAAATTATATTAATAGATATTATATAATGATAGATTGCTCTTTATCGTGTGTTATAGCCGCGGCGTTAACTGGTTCAATGTTATATATGTTATTTAGTTGTAATAAAAATAATAAAACAATGTATTTTTTAAGTTTGCTTAATAACAAACAACAAGAAATCTATAAAAATATAGTTAAAGAAAGAATGAATATATATTTACAAGGATGGACACTCGGATTAATAATCGGTCTTATCTATCTTAATTATTTTTCAAATTCAAAAGGAGCGACATATTGTATTTTTATAGCTTTAGTTTTGGGTACAACACACGTTCATTATACTTTAATGCCGAAATCAACATATATGTTAGAACATATTGTAAACAACGAACAGTCAAAAGCATGGTTAGAAATATATAAAGAAATGAAATTAAGATGTCATATAGGTATGATTTTTGGTGTAATTGCTCTTCCATTTTTTTGTAATATATTTAAAAAGAATTAAAAAGAATTAATAAAATTGATTTAAACCTTCTTTTAAAATAAAAGAAAATGGGTTCTTATATATCAAAAGATGACTTAGATGAAATGGAAATAAATTTAAATGGAGATTCATTAAAATTTATTTTAAGAAAATTTATTAACTTTATCTTAATCCTATTTATTTTAAAAATTTTTAAAAATTATTTAAGAGAATAGAATTAAAAAAAGTAAATGTGTTCTCTTGTAACGGAAAATGATATTTATAATTATGGTTTAAAAATCAAAGATGTAAAAAATATAGAATATTTAGTTAAATTTTTTTTTATAATATTTATAATTGTATATTCTATTTTAGGTATAGGAATGATTAATATAATTTATAATAATATATCATTACTTAATTATAAATGTTATAATTATATTTAAAACAATATTTTTTTATATTAAAATAATATGTTAATAGAAACTTTTGTTCTTATAGGATTAAGTGCAGGTTCCGTAAGTTTTTGGTATTATGCTAAAGAATTATATTTAAATGAAAAAAAAAATTTAAAAAACTTTAATAATGAAATACCTCCAGGGTATAGTGAATTTAATAATAGTAATAATGATAATGATAATGATAATGATAATGATAATGATAATCCAGCACAAACTCTTATATCTCCTCCTCCTCCTTTATATGACACTTAGAATTTTCACATACTACAAGTTGTCCAGCACCTATATTAAAAAATTTCTTCTCTGTTTTTAAATTATAAATATAAGAGTTTTCTCTATCAAAATTTATATATTTTGTTTTTAAGTAATCACTTGTTTCATTTTCTAATTCTGGTGGAATATCCCAATAAATATTATCAATTTCTATTAATTGTCTATTAAGATATTCTCTTGGGAAAAAATCTTTTAAATATTGATGATATTTTTCTCTTAAAAGATCAGTATGTTTTGCTTTATTCCTTTTATAATTTCTATACCATTGGGGTGGAAATTCTTTATTTATATTTTTAATATATTCTTCCATTGAGCTATTATAACATACATAATCGGGAATATTCGCACAATCAATTTTCATATGAAAATCTAAAAAATTTCCAGTTAAAAGTTTTTTTTGAATATCACAGAAATCTAAACATTTTATTCTATTTGAACCCCCGAATTCTTCTTTTGATAAAAAATTATTTTTATCTTCTTGTATATTTTCTATGGTATGTTCTAAATAATCACATACAAAAAGATTTGTATCTTTTTTTATTTCTTTAATATTTATTCTTTTTCTTATTCCAATTAAAAAATTTATATTTTCTGTAGCATATATCCAATTATAACAATTAGAAATTCTAAATATTTTTAAATTAGTTTTATCTTTTTTTATTTCTAATATTTTATTCCATCCGTCAGGACTCCAGATTTTCCAATTTTCAATATTACTATTTTTTCTTTCAGTTTTTTTAAAAAAATCTTCTAAAGAAATTATTTGAATACTTGTAGAATTTATATTTTTTACTATAATAGGTGTATTTCCTGGAAAACCTTCCATTAAATATATTATATATTTATTTTTAAATTTTTATTATTATTTAAATTAAAAATATAAATATTATTTAAATTATTTAAATAACTTCAATATAATCTGAGATAAAATCATTACTCCCTTTAATTTCATTTATTTTATTATTAATTTCTTTAATATTTGTCATAATAAGACCTCTTTTTTCTTTATATTTCTTGGTAATATCTTCAAGTAAATCTTCGGATAAATTTAAATCTCCATATGTCTTAATTATATAAACATTCCCCATTAGAATAATACAAATATTAATAAACAATGTAATATCAATAATACCCAAGGCAGATTGAAAAAGAAATGATAGCAAAATAGAACTAACTAAATAATTAATTAATTTATAAACCTTTTCTTTCTTCGTATTTATTTCTTTGAGTTGTTCTTTACAGGTATTATTGATATCTTCTAATTTATTGTTTCGTTTATCAGATAGTTTATTCAATTCATTAAAATTATGAAGAAGACCTCTTTGATATGTAATACTTTTTTCGTGTCTTTCATTCTCTTCGATTATTATTTCAATTTCGGATTGTACCCGATTCAATTGATTTAGGAAATCTTTATTCTGATTATTTAACTCCTCATTTGCCATAATGATATATGCCTGACTACTATCAGTTGCATTATCAATATTATCTTTATTTTGTTTGTAGATGTTGATGTTTACTTGTTTTTGAGGGTCCATTGTTGATTTAATATCTGTTTACTTTGTTTAATATCTATTTACTTTGTAGGTACTCAAATATTTCAATTTTTTTTCCAATAGATAAATTAAAAATATCTTTATTTATTTTGAATAGTCAATGTAGTCAATGTAGTTTATTTAACTTTAAACCAATTAGTAATCTCTTTTACATTATTTTTCCTATTTGTTCCTTTTCTGATTATATCACTAAATAACATATCCGAAGCTGTATCATTCTTTTTTTTATTTACTTTTTCTAATGCCTTTTCTTCTCCGTGTTTTATTTTCAATCTCTTAAGCATATCTTTAAAATAACTTCTATGATATTTAAAATCATCTAAATCCTCTACAATAAGAGCATATATCTGACAAACCGGTTTCATTATTTGATTTGTGATGTATGTTAAATAATCAGGTTTTAAATTATTTAATTTTATAAAAGTTGGTATTTCTATTTTTTCTCCTTGAAGAAGTTTTTCTCCTTTCTTTTCTTTTTTAACTATATAAACGTATGGAATTCTATCACTGGGTAATGGTTTATTACCTGGTTCTCTTTCCCCAATTCTATCAGCTAATACTTTATGGGCGATTGAATCCGGATTTTTATAATAAGATTTTAAACTTTTTGTAATAGTTAACATATCTAATGGGAATTTACCATCCACAAGTTTTTCTAATTCTTCTTTTAAAAAACATATGGATTTTTTAATATTATGTTCTTGCATAATTATGTTTATAACACCTCCATATATATGTTTAACTATTTGAGCGTTATCTCTTCGTTTTAATACAATACCCATAGAAGTTTGTTTATATTTTTCTAAATCAAATTCATATTTATTTCCAATATATCTTTTTTTAGTAAAGAGTATAAAAGGCCAAAATGTCTTTTCATATTCCAATTTATGAGGTGGTAATAAAAATTGTTGGATATAGTTTTCTGCTTCCACTCCTAAATCAATTGATTTTTGAAGTCCTTCTTTTCCTTTTAATAAATTCCCAGTTTCATCTTTGGGATTAAAATTAATAAAGATTGAGTCGGTGTCTCCATATACAATTTCCGCACCACTAAATCTTTCCAGTGTTTTTTCTTTTGCTAGATAAAGTAAGTTTCTTCCAGTTGCCGTAGTGCTTGCCGCAATATCTTTTAAATAAATAGACGATGTTCTAGCACCGATTTGTCCGTACAATGAATTAGCTGTAATTTTATACGCTAATTGTAAACCATCCAACACTTCTTTTTGAAATTCATTATAAGTATCTTCACATCCCAATATATTAGATTTATTTATCTCTACTTTATCACCTTCCACATTTTTTATAACAACCTTATCATCTTTTACATTATATAGACCAGAAAAATCATTTTCTTCTAATGAATCATTTTTATATTTAACAGTCTTGTATAATATTTTTTTTCTTGTGCTTTTTCTTGCTTTAAGGAGTTTCTCAAGAATTTGAGGAATAATACCTTTCTTACCCTCCGGAAATTGGACGAAACGACATTTTTTTTCTCCAACTTTTTTCTTTCCTTTACTTTTAATTTTTGGATTAATCCATTCATATACATCATGAGTAATATCTTTATACTCATAACCTTCCAGGTTATTATATTTTTCATCCATAATATATGTATCATGTGATAGATTTTCACTAATCATAGATGAAGGATATAATGAGGAATAATCTAATACTGTAACATATTTATCAAGATAAATTCCAGGATTAGGTTTTAATACTATAGCACCTTCATATCCACCTTCATCATCATCCTCACTCTCGTCATCATCTGTCAGCCATGTTATGATTTTTTTCTTTTCTTTTTCTTCATCAGTTTTTGGTTTCTTTAATACTGGAATTAAGAAATCTTGTTCTTTACATTCTTTTGCTACTAAACTAAAGATTTTTACTCCCTGGCCTCTCAGAAAGATATAAGAAAGAGGAACATTACAAACATTTGCCATACCAATATTATTTGAGACAATAGAAAGTTTATTAATAAGTTTATTACATAAAGAGCAATCCTGAATACAATATGTTGCCACAATTTTCCTATCTTCTGCATTTCCTTTCTGTAATCTAAATATATCTTTAGGCCCAATATCATCTTTTGCTAATCTCCATGTACCTTTTCCAAAATCTTCAATATCTTCATTAATAATAACACTCATATCATCAATTTTAGTAATTTTAAATTTTTTTCCTTCTTTATATTTTTCTTTTCCCTTGTATAGAATAATAAAATTACCTAAATTTAAATCTTTCCCACCTTCAATTTCCAGTTTGTTTCCTTCTATTTTTTTTATGTTACCACTAATAAAAGTTTCGGCAACATTATCCAATTTGTATGATACCAGTTTATGGTCTTTCTGGATAACTTTAAGAAGATCCACGCAAACTCTTCCTTCCATATTTAAAAAGGTAAGAATATTTTCACCTAAAGCCGATGATGAAAGATTTTTTTCTTCAAGTTTCAGTTCTCTTTCTTTCATTCTTCCCAATGTACCCAGTTCAAATATAATATCCAATTCTTCTGCTCTTTCATAAATAAATTTAAAATCAAAACCAAAGATATTATAACCAGTAATAATATCGGGGTCTAATTTTTTTATAAATTTGAACCATTCTTTAATTACATCTTCTTCTTTATCACACGGAACAACCTCCGCACCTTCTATCGGGTTACACGTATTAAGTGTAACAATATGTTTAAGATAACAAGTATCATCACCATATTTATTTACGGTAGTTCCGATTTGAATAATTTTATCACCTTCTAACGGAGGAAGGTAATTATCAAAAATACCAGTCAATTTTTCAACAAGAATATCTCTTTTAATTATTCTACGCAAAATTTTATCTTTTGATATTTCGTGTTTCTTTCCCATGTCATATGCAATTGTATCTAAAATCTCAAGACTTTGACTTCCCCAAATACGTAATGTTTCTTCGACCGCTACTTTTAATTCTTTATAATTACCTAATTTATTTATTTTTGAAAAAGAAATATATACTATTTTGTCAATAACTTCTTTCAATTCTTTCTTATTATATTTCTGTCTATTTTTTGTAAATAGGAAACTAATATCTTCATTATTGGGTTTATCTGAAAATCCCATATTAAGTAATTCCCATATTTTTTCTTCTTGTTTTTCTTTATTTTCGAATAATTCATTGAAATTGCTTTTATCTTCTTCATATTTTTTTCTTTTCTTTTGAATATTATCAATTATCTCATTTGCTAATTTTTTATATCCTTTTTTTGCCAAAGGAAAATCACCATGACTTGAATCACATTCAATATCAAAGGATGCCACAATCATCGGTCCAATATCACTTCGTTCATAGTTTTCAACATTTTTCCAATATGTTTCAATCTCATTTTGACAGTTAGTTTTGTAAGGGTAAATCAAATCATATTTTTTCTTTAAAACTTTTATCCAACCCGAAGGACTTATATTCTGAATATGAATAAATCTAATAAATGGTTCAATATTAGATTCATATAAATCATATTTCTTCTTACATCTACTTAATGCTGGAATCATTTGTTTTTTCTTTAATATATTAACATATTGATTAAGAGCATGAGTATTATGAAAGGTAAGTTTAATAAATTTAAATTTCTCAAAATTAGTAAATCCCCTAAATTTATGTCTTCGCAAAACTTTATGAGAATGAATTGAATTTTTATATCTTTTTTTTACATTATCTTTTAGATGATTAATAAAGATTTGTATTTGATTATCTTCCCAGGATTTTGGAATATTTATAAAAAATCTAGGTTTGAAATTCTTTACCCTTATAGATATTGACTGCCCTTTTTCATCTATTCCAAAAATTTGAATAATATATTTTGAATTATCAGAATATTTATCATCATCTTCATCTATTTCGGGAGTTTCATTATAAGAAATCCAATCAACAATTTGACATCTAATTTCACCATTATTATTATTTAATCTTTCCGGATTTGAATTACGTAGAAATTCCATTTATTATAAATAGCTAATAATTTTTAATTCAATTTTATTTCAATTTATATTTTTTAAATATATCATAAATATATATGATAAACTTTACTTCATTTTTTATTACAACAGTCCTTTTAACGACACTATATATCCATATCGAAAATAGAAACAAAGATTTAAAATATGTTATATCAAAAGTAGATAATATAAAATATTTAGTTAGAAATCTCCCAGACAGTCAAGATGCAGCGGATATGATAGCAACTATAAGAAAAAATTTAGTTAAATTATCCCAAGAATTAAAAAATAAAAATCAAGGAAATATAGACATAGAAAGAATGATTAACAATTTTAACCCGAATAATATTGTTGAAAGTGAGAAAAGTAATAAATATACTTCATATTCAATTAATAAAGGAGAAAAAACCGTTTATTGTTTAAGATCACGAGATGATAAAAATCAACTTGTTAAATTAAACACTATTATGTTTGTAGCATTACATGAATTAGCACACACTATGACGAAATCTATCGGGCATACCAAAGAATTTTGGGATAATTTTAGAATATTACTGAGAAACGCTATAAAACTCAAAATTTATAAAAGAGTAAACTATAACAAGAAACCAGTTAAGTATTGTGGAGTTGAAATTACAGATGATCCAATGAATTTTTCCTAAATTATATGTAAAATAAAAATATATCAAAAAATAATAATTATTTAATTTTATTTAAAATTGAAAATTAAAATATTAAATACAATTATTAAATTTATGAATATTAATTTAAATATGAATGCTATTTTTGTAAAAAAACGCGATGGTTCTTCACAGGAAGTTTCTTTTGATAAAGTCCTAAGAAGAATTAAATCTTTATCCCCGAATTTAGATGTTAATCCACATCTTATAGGTCAAAAAGTATGTAATCAAATTTATAACGGGGTAAGTACTTCAGAATTAGATATTCTTGCTGGTGAAATTTGTGCGAATATGATTACTACACATCCGGATTATGAAATTTTGGCAGCTAGAATTACTATGTCAAATCTTGAAAAAAATACGTCTCCGTCATTTTCGGAAACAATTGATATTTTATATAATAATAAAGATATACATGGAAATAATTGTTCTTTAATTTCGGATGAATTATATAAAGTAGTTCAAACACATAAAACAAAAATTAATAGTGTTATTAAAAATAAAAGAGATAGTAATATTGGTTATTTTGGTTTAAAAACATTAGAAAAAAGTTATCTATTTAAAATAAATGGAATTATAGTTGAACGACCACAATATATGTTTATGAGGGTTTCGTTGGGTATTCATGGAGAAAATATTAAAGAAGCTATTAAAACATATGATGCTATGTCTGAAAAATATTTTATTCATGCGACTCCTACACTTTTCAATGCGGGAACAAAAAGACCCCAGCTAAGTAGTTGTTTTTTATTATCAATGAAAGATGATTCAATTGAGGGAATTTATTCCACATTAAAAAACTGTGCCTTAATATCTAAATGGGCGGGTGGTATTGGTCTTCATTCCCACAATGTTAGAGCTAAAAATAGTTTAATTAGAGGAACCAATGGTATTTCAAATGGCTTAGTTCCCATGTTAAGAGTATTTAACAATACTGCAAGATATGTGGACCAATGTGTTTATCCAGAAACTATAATTTATACAACCCAAGGTCCAATTAAAATGGAGGATGTTTCCCCGGGAGAAACAAATATATTTAATAATGCAGGACATATTGAAACGGTTGAAAATGTTTTAGAACATTCATATGATGGAGATATAATATCAATAAAAACAGAACATTGTATTAATAATTTAAATATTACTCCGGAACATCCTATTCTAATTTTAAAAAACCAAGAGATTACCGATTATGAATTATTAACAGAAAAACTAAATAGAAACTTAATATCTCCTACATGGGTCGATGCCAAAAATTTAAGAAATAACGATATGTTTGTTTATTCAATTCCTAATTATGAAAAAGATATACATTCCTTAAATGAATACGATTGTTATATTTATGGTTTAATATTACAAAATGGATATCTTAACAATAAATTACAAAGGGGAACTATTTTATTAAATGAAAAACAAGAAATTACTATAAAAAAATTTAAAGAATATTTAGATTCAAAATTAATTAAATTTTCTACCAAAAATATAGGTCAAAAAATAGAAATTAATTGGGATAGAAATGTTAACTTCCCATTTAAATATAGTGATTTTTATAAAAATAATAAAAAAAATTGTCATTATAGATTATTAAATTTACCTATAGAAAAAATTAAAAATATTATTAAAGGATTATTAGAAGGTTGTAATGAGATTAATAAATATATCTTATTCAATAGTACATCTGATAATATTGCGAATACATTAAAATATTTATGTTTAAGAATTGGTGTTTTAATAGGAGGTGGGTCTTATGATAAAGTATCGGACATTGAAAATTTAAATAATAAAAATGAGGTTATTAGTCAAGATATATTTAATTTAAAGATACCCATTACTTTTACAATAAGTCAAATTTTAAAAATAAAACCACAATGCGATGATCCTTTTTTCAGATACAAAAATTTATTATTTTCTAAAATTATTGATATCGAACAATCAAAATATTCTGGTGTATTATATGATCTTCAAATGAAAAATAAACATAATTATATGATTCAACAAGGTATAGTTCATAATGGGGGAGGAAAACGAAACGGGTCTATCGCAATTTATCTGGAACCTTGGCATAGCGATATAATATCTTTTTTAGACCTGAGAAAAAATCATGGGAATGAAGAAGAAAGAGCAAGGGATTTATTTTATGCCTTGTGGATATGTGACCTTTTTATGAAAAGGGTAAAGGATAATGGAGATTGGACTCTAATGTGTCCTGACGAATGTCCTGGATTATCAGATCATTATGGAGAAGAATTTGAAAATTTATACCAGAAATATGAAATGGAAGGTAGAGGTAAAAAAACTATAAAAGCCCAAGAATTATGGAAACATATACTTGAATCTCAAATTGAAACAGGAACACCATATTTACTATATAAAGATGCATGCAACAAAAAATCTAATCAAAAGAATTTGGGAACTATTAAGTCTTCTAATCTTTGTTGTGAAATAGTGGAATATTCTGATAAAGATGAATCTGCTGTATGTAATTTAGCATCGATAGGATTACCTAAATATATTATTCTAGGAGAAGATGGTAAAAATATATTTGATTATCAAAAGTTGGGTGATATGACAAAGCAAATAGTTAAAAATTTAAATAGAGTAATTGATATTAATTTTTATCCTATTCCAGAAACTAAAAAATCTAATCTTAGACATAGACCAATTGGTATTGGAGTACAGGGTTTAGCGGATGTGTTCGCTATGCTAAATATATCTTTTGATAGCAAAGAAGCAAAAAAAATTAATATTAAAATTTTTGAGACAATTTATTATTATGCAATGGAAACATCTATGGATTTATCTAGAAAAAGAGAAAAACAAATGAAAAAATATAAAGAATTACTTTCAAATATAACAGATGAAAACAAGGATGAATTAGAAAAACTAAAAGAATATCTTTTACCTATCGAAGAAGAAATAAACAGAAATAAATTTTTGGGAAGTTACAGTTCTTTTGAAGGAAGTCCATTAAGTCAAGGAATACTTCAATTTGATATGTGGGGGGTAAGTCCGAGTGAAGAATTGAAACCTAAATGGGATAAGTTAGTAAAAGACATTAAAAAATATGGAACGCGAAACAGTTTACTTTTAGCACCAATGCCAACGGCTTCTACTTCCCAAATTTTAGGGAATAATGAGTGTTTTGAACCATATACATCAAATCTTTATATTAGAAGAACCCTCGCGGGAGAATTTATTGTTATCAACGAACATCTTGTTAGAGATTTAATAAAAATAGGAAAATGGAACCAAGAAATAAAGGATAAAATTATTTTTAATGAAGGAAGTATTCAAGAAATAAATGAAATACCAGAAAAAATAAAAAATATTTATAAAACAGTTTGGGAAATAAGTCAAAAAGTATTAATAGATATGTCAGCGGATAGAGGTGCTTTTATATGTCAATCTCAATCACTTAACCTATTCATAGCAGATCCCGACTTTGCAAAGTTAAGTTCAATGCACTTTTACTCATGGAATAAAGGATTAAAAACCGGTATTTATTATTTAAGAACTAAACCAGTTGCCAAAGCGCAACAATTTACTATAGACCCAACTATGAAAAAAGAATTACCTATAAAAGCATGTAACCGAAATGACCCTGATTGTGTGGCGTGCGGTTCTTAAGAAATATAAAAATTAAATAACGGAAACCTGTGATTCCATAATAAATTTTTCATTAAATGATTTTTCATCTTCAATATTAGTTGATTTCATTTGTTCATATAATTTTGAATCAATTAAAAAATTTTCTATATTTTCTCCCCAATTATAATTATTTCTAAATTCTCGAAAAGACAATAAAGTTTCTTTTTTTGTATCATTATTAATATTAATAAAGTTTGATTTTTTACTAATATATCCTAAATTAGAATCTAATTCTATATTTTCAATTATATTATCATAAATTTTATCTATATTTTTTAAAAGATTAATTAATAATATAGGAACTATTATTACAGATAGACATTCTTTTATTAAAGTATAAATTTGATATTCATAATATTTTGAAATTTTTTTTTTAATTTTTGTTTTTTCTATTTCATTACCATTTTTTAATGAAATTAACTTTATTTTATTCAATAATTTATTATAATTACTATCTTTTAGTTCATTTTTTGTTTCTTTAGTAAAGTTTTTTCCAATTGCAATTATAGAAGCTAATATACCCATATACCATATTACCGGTTTATTATTAGTAATATTAAGATTAAATAAGAGATTCTCATTTAAAATACTTAAAAATAATAAAATCATAAAGAATGAACTAGCCATAAAGATTAAAAACTTAATTATACTTTCTATTACTGGAGTTTTTCTTTCTGCACAAAATTGCTTTGCATAAAAAGACCCTATATTTAATCTTTTATCAAGTTCATGTCTTAATTCATTATAATATCTTAATATCCATCTTGACCTTAAAGACCATTGTCTTGATGAAATTTTTGATGGATAATTATAAAAATTGGGTCCATATTTTAAAACACAAAAAAATATCATATATAAAATAATAAAAGGCATAAAAATAAATGTAAGTAAGATTACTATTAAAATATTAATTTTAATTGATTTTTTTATTTGATATGAATTTTCAAAAATTTTATTATCAACATTATTATTTTCATCAAAAAATGAACTTAATAAACAATAATTAATATTCCATTCCATAAGACTAGAATATAGAAGACTATTCAACTTTGTATTGTAAATATCTATTAAAATATTATCTTTTCTAAGTATCCTTGTATTAATATTATAACAGTTATATTCTTTACCATATTTATCTTTTAAGATATTAATAATTTCATTCCAGGATATTGAATTTATTTGTTTATTATTTATTTTCAATATATTTTGATAAAATTTTTTTATTTTATAATATTTAAAACTATCTATTATAATATTATTGATTTTGATAATAGTATGGATAAAAACAAAAATCATACATGTAATATAAAAAAAATGTGTATTTTTTAAATTTGAGAAATTTAAGTAATCATTAATTTCTTTTTCTTCATTTTTAATATTTAATAAACCCCGATAATCAATACAAAGAAATAGGAATATAATCAAAAAATAAAGAAATAATGATGTAATAACATTAAAAATTTGTATTGAGATTATAGTAAAATATCCTTTATAAATAAAAAAATTATAAATATTTATTAAATCATTATCAGTTAGATTTTTTTTATTATTTAAGTTTTTTGATACATAATTATCATTTTTTTCTTCTAAAAGTTCATAATACATATATTTTCAATTATAAGTATATTTTAAATTATTTTGTTAAAATAATATATATATATAATTTATAATGACAAATAGAAATATATTTCAATATAAACCTCAGGGAATAACAAATATTTTTGCTCCGTATGTTCTATTGGGTAATCAACATTCTCATTCGATTGACGCCAGTAATAGCGACCAACTTAATAATTTAGCTAATATCCCAAAGGTTAATTCTCAAAAAAAAAAAATGGAAAGAGAAAATAAGTTAAATGAGGGAATCGGGGATTACATACAACAAAATTTTAATAGTTTAATGATGGAAGGAATGGATTACAATTATGAAGATTTAGAAAATAATCCAATAAATAATAATGCGAGAGGATTAAATACTGCTCCTTTTACACCTACAAAATTAGATTGTAATTTAAATCCATCGCAAAAAGGATGCGGAGGAAGTAATACTGGAACTGGAGGAAGTAATACTGGAACTGGAGGAAGTAATACTGGAACTGGAGGAAGTAATACTGGAACTGGAGGAAGTAATACTGGAACTGGAGGAAGTAATACTGGAACTGGAGGAAGTAATACTGGAACTGGAGGAAGTAATACTGGAACTGGAGGAAGTTTTGGTTCTGCAAGTGGAGATACCAATTGGAGAAGTGATATGGTTGAAAAATCTCTTGGTTTAAAAAAAAGTACTTATAATTGTAATACTTTTTGTAAAAAAGGAATGTACTATAGTCCCCAATGTGAAAAATGGAAATGTCCCGACTATGGCGGACAAGGTGTTATCAAACAAAACGAAAAAGCGTTTAGAGTTGGTGAACTACTATCAATAACACCTGCAGGGGAGAATATATATAAAGAGAAAATAACATTTGATGAAGCTTATAAAAAAAAAACTCCTGAATGTAATTTGGACGACCGGTCATTCATGTGTAAAAGTAAGAGTAAAAGTCCAATTTTTAAGTGTACTAATATAAAAGGTATACAAGTATGTGAAAATAAAGACACTATAAAATGTATTCCGTCTCAAAAATATATAAAAAATGGTAAAGAAAGTAAGCCATTTAAAATAACAAACAATGATATAAAACATATAAAACAGGAAACTACCGGTTCGAGAGATAAGGATTCCGAATCTATATTTACATATGAATATAAAAATAAAGAAAAAAAAAACGTAACTAAAAATTCTATTAATTTAGATAAAGATATTTTTAAAGAGGATAAATTCCTTAATTTTCCTATTGGAGGATGTTCTAACGAGCTTGATAAAATTTATACGATAGACGATTGGCATAGAGAACACAAACCATTTTAGAGTGTCTTATTACTTACCTTGTGTTTCAATATTATTAGTAAATAAAGATAATGTTTTTATACAATAATATATAAAACATACTAATAATATAGTAGTCCCTATTCCCCCCATAAATATTAATCCCACTGAAAGAAATACTAATTTTAAAATAAACTTACCAAATTCTCCATTCCCCCATTTTTTACCATGGTCATATGAGAAAATACTCCACGGAATTACTAATCCACCGTAAGTTGCTACAAAACTCATAAATCCAGGTTCATAGTTGAACTGGAAATCTCCTTTTCTATCTTTATAAATATAAGGAGATTTTTCCGTCCAAGGAAGAACATTATATAATCCTATAAACAATCTACTAAAAAAATTATAAATTATAGCAACGAATGATACAAAAAAAGGAATAATTTTCAATAATAATAATCCGGCTGGACCAAGAATGAATTTAAAAAGAAAACAAAATCCAGCTTTACTAAAATCCTTACCGCCAGTGGAAAATTTATCTCCAGTATCGGGGTTCGTTATTGCGTTGGGAAAATTTAATATACCACCAATTGTAGGCAAGTCTGTTAATTGTTCTATACATTCTTCCTCTATTACTTTACGCATATCACATGATGGAAATAATTCGTTATTTATAAGTTCTATGCTATCTACATTAAAACCACGAATATTCTTATTTTCTTCTGTTGAAATTAAACTAGAAATATTTACATCGTAAAATCCACTATCGTTTAATACCCTATGTAGTTTATCATCCAGCTTTTGTACACCATCCTTTTTAATTGTACTCGCATGATATTTATAATAAATAGAAGCCAATTTCGTGACATTTAATCGGTAAATAGTTGTATCGCCAGCTATTTTTTTTAATTGTTCGTAAGGTTTAGAAATGTACCATCGAGTCCATAAATCCCCAAGTTGCGTAATATCGAATGAACCCTGTACGGGGTCTATCCAACATGGCTCATTATAAAGATCATCCCAAAAAGTATGGTCTTCATATTTTGTTGTTGCTTTTTTATAATGCTTTTTTCCATCAGATATATTCGCGCAACCCGCCAGTTCTTCTTCCGTCCAATTGTCCCATATACCAGTATGTTTAAGATTACCAGTAAAAGTTCTTCCCACACCTGCGGCTAAACCCCCGAGTTTAGAATAAGCTTCTTTTGCCGGTCCAAGTGTCGCATCAACACCTCTCTCTAATGAACGTTTTAACGTATTAGTTGACATATCTAATATTTAAATATATTTTTTTTTTATTAAATACACTTCGGATTCCATTCGGGTTGTCTACACCCGAAGTCTCTGTTATTCATATTATCAGTATATACACTATCCTTTCCTTTAAATGATGATTCGTAAGACCCTCCAACTTTTTTATAAAACATTTTCCCAGAAGATTTTTTATTTCTTTTTAAGTTTCTATGTCTTCTTTGATTTCGAGGTGTATTATCACTTCTTAAACTATTAATTTTCCCTCCACCACACATCTTTTCATCCATAACACTTTTTACCATTTTCTCATTTATTAGTTCGGGCTGTGAATTATAACCAACTATTTTCCCTAAACCAGCTATCCTTTCTCCTCCAACATCCATATAATAGCCGTGACCTCCTTTTTGTTTATTTTTATGTGATTTCCTCCTATGACTTCTCTGTGATTTCCTCTTATGACTTCTCTGTGATTTCCTCCTATGACTTCTCTGTGATTTCCTCTTATGACTTCTCTGTGATTTCCTCTTATGACTTCTCTGTGATTTCCTCTTATGACTTCTCTGTGATTTCCTCTTATGACTTCTCTGTGATTTCCTCTTATGACTTCTCTGTGATTTCCTCTTATGACTTCTCTGTGATTTCCTCCTTCCTCCACCTGTAATTTTTGATTTATTGAAAGAATTTAAAAATTTTTTATCCAAAGGTAAACTATTTAAAGATTTTGAATTACAACTAAATTTAGACATATCAACTTTTACCATTCTATAATAATAGTAAATATTTTTTTTTAAATTCTGGAAGATTTATTTTTATGATATAAATTGATTCTATCATAAAATAAAAAATGGAAGATTTAAATAATCATAGAATTAAAATTTATAATAAAACTATTGAGAAACATCTGATATTAGATTGGAACTAAATAATTCATATAATAGGGGTATAGGATTCTTGTTTTTATTATATAATAAATGTAAAAAATAAATATCTAACTTAAATAAATATTAAAATAATATATTAAATTAAATATGCCTCATTTACTATTATTTTTATTATTGTTATTATTTTTAATATGTATTTTTATTTTAATTTCAATATATTCCGCCGGTAATTTATTAATGATTGATAATAAATATGATTTAAATAAAGAAAAAGAAGAAATTAATATTTATCATTTTCTTTTTGGTAATAAAGATAAAAAAAAATCTAATTAAATGATAGGGAATGCTTCATATAATATGTATTACTTTATTAGTTTTAATTATTGTGATTAGTGTAATTAAATGTTTTATTTTATTTGAAGAAAAATTTATAAATATTGATGAAAAAATAATTTCGAATATAAAAAAAAAAAAAAGTAATATTCTAAATTTTTTACTTGGAAATGATGAAAAAATAGATAATGGAAAAACGATGAAATTAAAACGCATTAACCATGCAATAAGATTTGATTTAGTATTAAGTACATTAATAGGAATATTATGGTTTATTTATCCATTTATGTTAATACAAAAAAATAGAATTGAAATAATGGATAAATCCCCCGACGATAGATATATAGGAAGATGGATCGCGTTAATTTTACTATTTTCAAATATATACTCCTTTAGATATTTAAATAATGGAGAAATATTTTCCAAACAATACATTTTGTTTATAAAATTATTATGTGCGATTCTTATAATAATAACATCAACCATAATAACATGTTTAATTAAAAAACTTTATTTTAGTAATATAATTAATATACTATTAGTGTCAATATGGTTTTCAAATAGTTTAATTGGTTTATTTTTTTCATATAAGGATAATAAAGAACTCGATAAAGATTCCAATAAATATTCAGATAAATAATTTAAAGTTTATATATTTTAATATATTCATTTAAATCTTGAAAAGAATCATAATAATCTTCATAAACAATTTCCCAGTTTTCCAATTCTAAATAAAGTTCATGTGTCATACAAGAACCCCCATCAAAAATTTCTCCAACTAACACCAAATATTCCAATTTGTTTTTTTCTCTATATGTTTTAATTAATTCAGGGACCCATTCTTCTGGGTCAGGCCATACAAATAACAATACTTTTATATTTTTGAATAAATCATTTTCTATATTTTTAATCATATATTTATCATCAATATTTGATATGGGTAAATATCTGTAATCTTTGGGTGGAATTATATCCGTCGCCTTAATATTCAAACTTGGGATTAGATAACTAAGGAGCATTTCAAAAAAAGCGTTTCCGCAACCAACCGAAAATATATTACTTATTCCTAATTCGGTAATTTTTGTAGCCATATTAAATAGATTTTCTGACTTGGGAATGCCATATCCAAACATAGGAACTACAATTTCATATCTGTAATGAACATCCGTTTTTAAAAAAATATTTTTTAGAAGTTCACCTATTTTTTCTTTTGTTTGAATTATTTTATGAGTTTTTTCAAATGTTTCAATTTGGCGATTATTATAATCTCCATAGATTTTCTTCTTTTCTGCTTCAAGGCGTCTTTTCCAATCCATATTTACTTATCTTTTTTTACTACTTATGTTAATTTTACCTTCAATTCCTATTCCTACACTTTGTTTTTAAAACATAACTTATCAATTTTATTTTTATGCAAAGAATCATATAATCTTATATGCTGAATATTTTTTAATAAAGAAATCTTCAATACTACAATATAGTTTTTCACATTTATCTTTAGATAGTAGGAAATGACCTATTTCTGTATACTGAATATTTTCGAAAGGACATAAAAAAATTTTTTCTAATTTACTATCATATCTAATCATATATGTATAAAGTTTCTGATTATAGGGAATTCCTATACAAATATTCCATTTTCCATTAACTTCGTAGCAATAATCATCATCATCAAAAATTTGTAATGCTGGAAATAGTTTAGCTTTTAATTCAACAATTATTTCCATCATTTCTTTATAATTAAGTTTTCTATCAATACAAAGATGAGGATAAACATAAACATTATTACTTAATTTACATATATCAATTGTATTTTTGGATTTTTTTATTTTATTATTTAAGTTTGTATCTTTATCATTACCAAACTTTTCAGAATTAGAAGAATAAAAAACACAATCATCATCTGGGTCATCAAATTCCGCCATAGTTAACATAATTTTATCAAGGCTATCAATTATAATATATAGAAAGTTTATTAGGAGATTCATTTAATTAATTTTCAAGATTAATCAAAATCAATTTTACTATTTATTTAAGAAAAATAAGATATAAAAATTGATTCAAACGAGAATAAGGATAGTAAATACTTGTAAGAAATCTAAAATAATTGATATTTTAAATTAATTTATTTCTTAAAAAATTAATTATCTCATCTATAACCTTTACATCAACGTAGTTATATTCAATAATTTTTTTAACTACTTCTAAATCGCTAAATTTTATATTTTCCTTTTTAGATTCATTCATTGCCTCGGCCGCTTCTAAAAGAGCCTTTCTTCCATTCATATCATTATCCCATATTGTATTAATTAATTTAAGATTATGGAGTCCTTTAGAAATATCTTTAAGTCCATAATTTAGAACACCCTTAATAGATATAGGTTCACTCTTAAATATATCTAAAATATCTACAAAGTTTAATTCTTTCCAATTAAATACTTGTTTATTACGAATAATTGCTTGTTTATAAAAATTTGGTTCGGCATTACTCCAATGATATATTTTAGGTTTTTCTACTTTATATTTCTTTGATAATTCATCCATAAAGTTTAACCACTCATTTATAATTCGCTTCTCTTCTTTTCTGGTAAAATCTTCAGTTAAGAAATAATTAAAATTAGAACTTACGATATCTCCTTTATTATTAATTATTCGAGTAATTATCCCTATAAGAAAAATACAAGAGTCGTAATTAGAATATGGTATTTTTTTAAAATTATCATTTAAATCATTTACAGTTTCAAAATCACAAATAAACTCAACTCTTCTTTTTTCTAAGTTTTTTAGATTTTCTAATTTTTTAATTTTTCTTGGACTTACCAGAATATTATCACTTCTATTTGTTTTTAAAATATTGTTAATTATTCTTCCTCTTTTACCATGTATATTTAAAGTTTCTGCGTATAAATTTTTATCATTCCAGTCATAAATATTTTTTGAATGAGCGAGGTTTCTTTCTTTTACGCCACAATTCCATAGAGAAGTAATTTCTTTTTTTTCTGTTGCCATTTTCTTTTTAATAATTCTCCATTCATCATCATAATTACATTTCATATTAGGTGGTATTTGTTTTAAAAAATCAAGAGAATTCCCATATTTATTTAAATTTTTTATCCATTCTATTGCTTGGTTTGTTTTATGTAATATTGAATTATCTTTTCCATAAATATCTATTTTACCTAAATAATCAAAACTATTATTTCCTTTTTTATTTCCTTTTTTCCATTTTCTTCCTAAAATGAATGAAAGTTCCGGATTAAAATTCTGCATTTTTGATAAACATTGATTATAAATAATTATTTGTGACTTAAAACATGCAAACATACCTGTATTATTTAAAATATTATCATTTTTTTTTAGATTTAGATTTGAATATTTTATATCTATAATAACATAATGCCACGATTTATCACTCTTTCTAGTATATTCATTTTTAAAATTAGTAATTTTATCTAAATAATCATTTCTTACTAAAAGATCGGGATATCCGAAAAGTTTATCTTCAAAATCAATAACTAATCCTTGATAAATTATAGGTATTCCTTCCTTCATTTTATCTTTTGTTATATTAAACTTATCTATATTTGATAAGGAATTATCTATCTCAAAAACTAAATGTTTTTTTCTTAATGTTTCCATAATATGATTTTCAAATTCTATTCCTTTTTTTTTTATAAAATCGCTGAAATTATTATTTACTATAGGATTAAAGCCGTATTCTTTTCCATATTTTTTTAACCAATCTTGTATAGGATCATCTAAAATAAAATTTTTGGTTTGAGATGCTGAAATAAATTCTTTAAAGTCTAAATTTATTGATTTATTTGAAGACATTACTTAATTTAAAAGTGAGAAACTTATTTTAAATGAAGTAAATATTAAATAATTTAATTTCAATTTTTATTTAGTTATTTTAATCCAAAATATAACTAAATTTAATATCAAAATAATTAAATTTTAAAATATAAATATTAAATATAGATATGTTAGATGATTATTTATTTAATGTTTTTCAATATTGGGGTCAAGGATTTGAAAAAATGCCTTCATTTTTAAAAATAATATATAAACATAATCTTGAATTTTGTGAACAACATAATATTAATTTAGTTCTTATTGATGATAATAATGTAAATGATTATATTACACCTCATCCAAGGTTTAAAGAACTTGCCTATAATTTTAAAAGTGATATAATAAGATACTATATTCTTCATAAATTTGGTGGATTTTGGTTCGACACAGATGTTATAATAATAAAAGACTTAAATAATTTATATAAATCAATTGGAAAGTATGAGTGTATGCTGGATGTGGAATTTAATGAAAAAATAGGATGTGCGTCAATGTTTATTAAAAAAGAAAGTAATGTATCTTTATTTTGTATTAATTACATTAATCATGTATTAAATTCAAAAGATAAACTTATATGGGATGATATTGGACCATTTACGGTCGAAGAATTATATAAAACACATTTTTCTTTAATAAAATTAAATAATTATGATATAGTTAAGAATGGATGTAATTTTGTATGTTGGAATGAATTTCCAGGTGTAAATAAAAAAAATTGGTATTTACAAACGGAAGGATATGCGATGTCAAAGGCAGCATTTTTAAAAAATAATCAAAATTGTTTTTACTTAATTACATGGACTATTTATAGAATTAATGATATGAAAAATAATTTAAATAATATGGTTTTTAATCATAAAAAATCTGTTTTTTCTTATTTTATTAATTATGAAAATAAAAAAATAGTAGTTGTAAATGCTATAGATAATGAATGGAATGGAACATATTGTGAGGGTGTTGTATTATATAAAGATTTTGGATCTTTAAGTTATTTAAAAGATGATAAACATCATATTTATTTATACAATGGATTTTGGAAATTGGGAGAATCTGGTGTCAAGGTTTATAAACAATTAAGTCAAGAAATAACTAACGAGATTGATTTAAATATTATTAAATTTGATTTAAAAGATCATAAAATTCCGGACGTAAGAGATATTACATTTTTACCAGAAGTAGCTTTAGATAATCTTAAAGATAATGTTTTAAAAACTTCAAAATTAAATGGAATAATTATTGAGACCGGATGCGCCAAAGGTGGTTCATCTGTATGTATAGGTTATTTTAAGGAAAAAAGTAAAATTTTTAAAATTTACGATACATTTTCTTTAATTCCACCTCATTCTACAAATGATAATAAAGATTGTCATGATAGATATAAAAAAATTATATCAGGTGAAGAGAGTAAAGATTATTATGGTTATCAAATTAATCTAATTAATACTATTAAAAAAACTTTTGATAAATTTAATCTTAATATTGTGGAAAATAATATAGAATTAATTCAAGGATTATATGAAAATACTTTAAAAGTTAATGAACCTGTTTCATTTGCCCATATAGATTGTGACTGGTATGATTCAGTAATGGTTAGCTTAAAAGAAATTGAGCCGAATCTTGTTAAAGGGGGTATATTAACATTAGATGATTATTATTGTTGGTCTGGTTGTAAAAAAGCATGTGATGATTATTTTAAAGATAAAAAAAATAATTATTTATTTGAAAAAAAAGCAAATAGACTTAATATAACAAAATTAAATGATAAGAATGAGTCTAAACAAGAAAAAAAATATGGAGTGATGTGGGCTTCAACCGTAAATGTAGGTGATGATATTCAAACAATTGCGGGTATTAATTTTCTTGAAAAGAAGGGTATTAAAAAGTATAGTTTTATTGATAGAGAAAAATTATCAGATTATAATGGTGAACCGGTAACATTAATTATGAATGGTTGGTATATGCACGATATTAATAAATTTCCTCCATCTAATAAAATAACACCAATATTTATTAGTGTTCATATAAATAATGAATTTTTAATTATTAAAAATATTAATTATTTTAAAAAATATGAACCTATAGGTTGTCGTGATGAAGATACCGCAAATTTGTTTAGAAAATATGGAATAAAATCTTACTTTTCAGGTTGTCTTACTTTATTATTTGATGATTATAAAGAAAAAACCGGAGGAAAATATTTGGTTGATATTAATACAAAATGTAATTATATTCCAAATATTGAAATGGATACTTTAAAGTATACTGATTATGAAATAATCGAACATGATATAAATAAAAATATGTCACTAACCGACCGCATAAATATGGCTTTAATATTATTAAATAAATATCAAAAAGCAGAGTTAGTAATAACAACTAGATTACATTGTATTTTACCTTGTAGAGCATTCAATACAAAATCTATTTTTATTCATAAAAATTATAAAAATGATCCAAGATTTCAAGGATTAAAAGAAATAATTAATGGTGATATAAATTACCATAATAATCACGACGGAAATAGAGAAAAAATTGAAGAAATTAGAAATAACTTCTTAAATTTAAAAATATAAAAATATTTAAAATGATAAACTTATTTTAATGGAGTAAATATTAAATAATTTTCAATTCATTTATTATAAATGAAAAAATTAAATGTTATGAATTAAATTATTATTACTACATTTTCTTTTATTCTTTGTTTTACTCTTACTTTTTCTATTATTGTTTGATTTTTTACTCTTACTCTTACTTTTACTCTTACTCTTACTTTTTCTATTATTGTTTGATTTTTTACTATTACTCTTACTTTTTCTATTATTTTTTGATTTTTTACTATTACTCTTACTTTTTCTATTATTTTTTGATTTTTTATTTTTGATTAAGATATTATATTTCTTAATAGCAATTTTCTTATTTTTATGGCAAACTATATTACCAGTATCTGGACCACGCAAATTTTGTTTTGTTTCTTTCATATTTTTTGTTTCTGTAATATATCTTCTGGCTCCTCCTCCGTGTGAGAAAAAATATACACAATATCCCGGACGATTCATTATAATATATGAATATATTATTTAATTAATAATGCATAATAAATATATAAATTGATTACAAAGTAAATCAACTAGTTGTATAAAATTTATTTATAAAAAGGATATATATTGATTCCCATTTATAACACAACATAAATTCACAATGTCTTCTAATACAAAAAATACTATTGAATATTGGCGTCCGGATAATGGTGATGTAATTGTATATCCTCATATAGAATTTGATAGTTTATTTACTCACAATGAAATCGCTGATATTGTTTTTAATATTCAAAATGAATTATTTGGAGATAATATGATTATTTATGGAGACAATGATTATTGTTATGAGGTAAACGGGCAGTGGAATATATGTTTTAGTGTAAATTGTGATAATATATCATATACTTATTTAATTCGGAGGGATAAACAACTGAGTAAATCTTATGTTTGTCCGTTTGTTAGGACTAGAGGTGAATGTGTAAGGGCGCTTAATAAAATTAACTCTCCTAAATTATTTAAAAAACTTGAAGATTATTTGCTATTTGTATTTAACAACTCCAAAAAAATAAACTGTTTTAAAACAACATATGATTAATTTAACATTTTAAATCTTATGATTAATTTAACATTTTAAATCTTATGATTAATTTAACATTTTAAATCTTATGATTAATTTAACATTTTAAATCTTATGATTAATTTAACATTTTAAATCTTATGATTAATTTAACATTTTAAATCTTATGATTATTTTTTTATTTATATATGAAAGAAGACTTAAATTAATTTATATTTATAAAATTGATTCAGATGAATTATTAATTATGAATTAATTATGAATCCTACTATAAAACTCATCTGTAACAAATTTGTATATAATAATTCAATTTGTATGGAAGATTTATTAAAAATTTGGGCAAATAAATTAGAAATTGAAGTACAAAAATTAGAAACGGATGGTTCTTTCTTTATAATTACAAATAATCTGGATAATACATTAATATCTATAAAAAAACTTAATCCAGATGAAAAAATACCAACAGATTGTAGATTCTTCTCTTTTTTTATAGGAAATCTTATTAAAAGTCCCAAAGAAAAATCTATAATCAGAATGGTGCTTAATTTAAATAGTTTTGAAGTGATGGTTCCCAAAAACTGTTTATATTTAACGCTAAATACTGATAAATTTAAACTTTCAAATAGTACTTCCACAATTAAAGTTTCAGACTTAATGTCGGTTGCTTTACAAGATGACCAAGGACAATGGATAACCTGTATAGATAAGGAGAAAAAATTATATATAGGAATTGTTAGTGAAGGTAGTTTAATTCTAGAATTGGATAAATGGGTAACTAGGTATAGTGGAGTAGTTCAAAAAAAAATTGAGAAAATTACCAAATCAACTAATATTATTTCAAATAAAAAACAAGACTCAATAAATTTATATAAAATTTCAATGGAATCGCTATTTAATGCTCTCTTAAAAATTCATGGATTAAATATTGCTTGTTATAAATTCAATGAAATTTATAGTGAAGAAAGAATAATTAATATTTTGGCTTAATTAATTATTTATCAACAAAACAAGATTCGGTGTTATTATTTTTGGTTCTATTATATACTTCATCTTTATCAACTTCAATTGGGCATATTAATTGTGGTATAAATTTATCTTTTATTTTACTTATGTTATCTTCAACTAAACATGTATATTCGGTTCCATTTTCAGTATAATTTGTAGGTATATAATCCTTATTTTTTTTGGTTTTAAATTTAGGGATACATTTGGGATTTATTTTTTTACCTTTAAATTTAGAAATCCTATTTCTTTTAATATATTCTTTCATATCACAAAATCCTTTAGGCATATTAGTTTTTTTATCACCGGATTCATAATTATAATATGGTTCGGAGTCTTTCTTATCTTTTTTCCATAATTTATGAGTTTGTCTATTATTATAATTCTCTGGTTGATTATATATATTTTCTACTTCTGTAGGGCAAAAAAGTCCATCTGCACCTAAAATAGATGAAACTTTAGATTCGGGAATAGATGGATAACAATCATTCATAATTTTATTCATAGATTTTTTTTTAGTATTAGATGCATTTTCTTTTTGTTTTACAGTCATTCTATATGGAAATATACATTTTCCCGATTTAATTTTAGGTTTTTTTATTTTATTTCCAAATAAATTTACTATTGAGCCGTTTAATGGACTTCTTTCTGTTTTTTTTACAGTTTTAATTTTACCTTTTAAATCTTTGATATCTTCTTCATTAATTTCAATATCACTATTTTGATTAATAGTATTAAATAAATTAATATTTCTGATATATTTTTGTTTTTTTTTCCTGAAAAGGTCTTCAAGTACAATATCGAATATATCATCCTGAAATATTAATTCATCTTTATTTTTTGAAAAATCTAATTGGGTAATATTATCAAATCTATCATTTACTAAAGACAATCCTTTATGTGGAACTCTAACTAACTCTTCAATTAAGTAATTTAAATATTTATTTTTATTATCTACATATGTTAAAATATTTTTTTTAGTAATAAAGTTTTTACATTTATTATCTGATATAGAGAAAAAACAGTTATCATTACAATTTTTTTTTTTATTTTCGTAACATTTTTTTGTTTTTTTTATATTTATAGATTTTTCATCCCCAAAATAGAATAAAGAATTAAAATAACTTTCTAAAATTTTTTTTATTAATTTTCTTTTTTTAATAAGTGGAATAACTGGATTTTTTATTAATTTTATTATTTCTTGTTTAATTTTATCATTTTTATCTTCTTTTATAAAATTATTAAAAATATATAAAATAGTATTCTTCTGTAAAATCTCATTATTATAATCTTCATTAAACTGTATTACTTCATTTTTTATTTTTTCACCTTTAACTATATAGTCATCTATTAATAAATCATTGTTTTCAATTAATACCATATCTATTTTTATCTCTGATTTTTCTAATGGAATAACAGAACCATTATTTGATAAAAAACCTATAATTTTATTATTATCTTTAATATATTTATGCGGTTTATAACCGAGAAGAACTTTTTTTGATTCTAATAATTCTAAATATTTGTCTAACTTTATTAAATTTTTATATAAATATTCTTTTGTTTCTAATTTATTTAATAATTTATTACTTATTCCATAGGGAATTATTGGTATAAATAATTTATTGTTTAGTAATACTCCTATAATTTTTAAATTTAATCCCACTATATATTTATCTATTTCTTTTTCTTCGATATTATCATGAATTAATTTTAAATTCGCTAATCCGGAATTAAAAACATTATTTCTTATATTTTCTTTATTTTCACTACATTTTAAAACTACTAATTTAAAAATTGAAGAAATATTATTTCGATTAATTTGAGAATTATTCATCTCTAAATAATTAAATTTGAATATCGGATTAAAGGGATTTATATTTTTATCTATATCAATATGTTTTTTAATAAATCTTAAACCTATAATAGGTTCAAAATAATTTCCAGTAGTAAGTAATATTATAGTGTTATTCTCTATATTAAAATGTTCTTGGCCTAAAAAACTTTTGGGACATAAAATATTTAATTTCGACTCTACTTCATAATTAGTTTTTTCAATAATTAATATATTTATATCTTCATCAAATAATATACCTTTTCTTCCTAGTAAATCTAAGTAAAATTCTTGGTCCTTAAATGAATCACTAAAATGGTATTTTTTGAAATTTACAAAACTGGAATAAAGATTTAATATAGTACTATTTTCTTCAATTTTCAACTTTTTTAAGTCATTTTTAAATATTTTTTTCCATTCTAGAAAATCTTTATCATCGTAATCAATATCTGTTTTAAAAATTTCAATCATATTCCCGTTATTTAATTGACAAAATAAAGATGGTGTAAAGAGTTTATCATCTAAAATTATATTATCTATAGACTTAAGGTTACCATCTAAATTTGTTAATTCCTCTAAACAATTTAAAAATGAACGATTCTTATCTACTTTTACAGATAATCTAAATAAATTTTCGGAAACATAATTATTATCATATTTAAATGAATTTAATTCTTTTTTTAATCCTACATATCTTATCTTTCCATAAAAATTAAAACAATATTCATAACCTTTTTTTTTAATTTCTAATTCTTTTAATTTAATTAATTCACCAGGAGTTATTTTATTTTTATTTTTTAATTCTCTTAATTTTTTATTTTCATTTGAAGAAATATTATCAAGTTTTTCTAAGAATTTTGATGTATCACTATTATCTAAAATATAATCAATATCATTTGATAAAACGGATATCCTATTTTGTTTTCTAATTGGAAAATTTCCTTCTGTTATAAATCGGAATATTTTTTGATCTATAATACTATTTATTTTTTCTTCTATTTTTATAGATATTTTTTTGTTATTTTTTTTGGTATTCCCAACTCCTTTATAACAACATGGAAACTCATCATTCGCTCTAAAAAATTTTGGTATCATTCTCAACTCTAAATTTTCCAATTCTTTTGGTATTTTTTTATTTCCAAATATTTTAGATAAATAATTTTTTTTATTACTTACATCTGTCTTAAAATAATTATTTTCAGCCTTTACTACTATAACACATTTTTTTTTTGTCATCTTAGATGTTTTAGAAATTTCTATTTGGCCTCCCCCACATTTAGGACATCTTTTATTTTCAGAAAAATAAATTGGATTAACGGGAAGGTTACATTGTGAACACCATATTCTAGGACATATATATACTTTTTTATTATCATGAGAATTAAGAAAATAATCATCACCATTAATTAGTTTATTATTTTCTATTATTTTGGAATCCAACCCTTCTAACGTATTAAATTGATTTTTAACATTTATATTTTTTTCAAAATGTTGTTTAGACACTATATATGGTTGTCTTCTACAATTTACTGTATATCCTTTTCCTTTATATTTTTTACTAAATAATATTTTATCATAAAAATTTCTCATTGTTTTCATGTATTCTGTATAATTTTTACCTTCATAATTAAAACTAATATCAATATCTTCAATATTATGTTTTTCAATACTCGGGGCATTTGTATTTTTAGGGTCATTTGTATTTTTAGGGGCATTTGTATTTTTAGGGGAATTGCTAATACTATTTTCACTTTCGGAATCTAAACCAATAATTACTCCACCTTTATTAGAATTATAAGAATTACTTAAAGATTCGTTATTTTTTGATAAATCGCTCGAAATACTATTATCCTCTTTTATTATAATATTTTTTTCTATTTTATTTTCTTTATTAATTAAACATTTTTCAAAAACATTTGCTATAAATATTTTAAAAATAGAATATTCATTTAAATTATTTAAATTTTTAGCATTTAAAATAAACGTTCCTTCTTTGGTAAAAATAGTAAAAAATGGTATTCGTAATTTATATTGTTCTTTGGTTTCATCCTTATAATTTTCCATAAAGATTCTTAATTTTTCATCTATATTTTGATTAATAAATATACTTGATAGATATTCTTTTACTATTTTGGTATTAGTTATTTTTTTTTTTATTAAAATTTTATCAAACATACAGTTTAAATTATTATCTATATCAAAATTATTGGTCCTTTTATAACCATATGAAAATACTTTTTCCTCTATAGGATAATCTAATGAAAAAATATAATTTTTTTCACTTTCTAGCACACCTCTTAAATTTTTAATAGCAATATTTTTACCAGCATTTATTTTAAGTTGACTATTTATATTTAAAATTTTATAATTTTTATTTTTTAAAAATTCATCTTCATTTAAGAAATTAAATGAATCTGTTATTACTGATATTTTTTTAAAAAAAATAAATATTATTTTTTTTAATGAATCTAAATCAATATTTTCACTACTAACTTTTACTAAAGACTTACCTTTATTATTAATATATATAGTAATATATTCCAAATTATTTATATATGGTATTTTAAAATATATAACAGAATTAGATTTAAAATTATCATTTTCTTTTTCATCTAAACTTAAATTTCTCCAATTTAAAAAAGTTTTTTTTGTAATATTAGCATCTTTTCCAAGAAATTTTGGTTTAAATATTTTATAAAATTGGGTTTTTTTTTTGATAAAAATTTTAATAAAAACTAAATTATCGTCTAATTTTATTTTATTAAAAATTGTTTGTATATCACAACCTTTCTCAAACAAGTTTTCTATTAAAAATGAAATATCTTTAATATTATATTCAATAAAATTATAAATATCTTTTCCATAAATTTCTATAAATTTATCTTTATTATCACTATTTTTATAAATTTTAATTATCTCTTGTGAATTCTTTTTAAAATCATCACAAATTTCCTTTTTATTTAAATTATATGTCTTCGTGAAAAAATATTTTTTTAAAATTTCATCACGTAGATTTATATCAATCTTAGATTTTATATTATTATATGAGTACATTAGTAGGGTATTATTTAATATAAATAATTCTGAAATATTAAATTTATTTTTATTTTCTTTAAATGAATCTCCCACTCTATTACACTTTGATATATCGATAAATTCTAGACTATTCATAAACTCCAGGTTAAAAGTTTTTAAATATGATTCTATATTTTCCAATATAAATTTATTTAAGAAATCTCTAGAAATCCTATTTTTTTTTATTGAAGATATTTTTTTAATTTCAATATCATTTAATATTTTTGATAAATTATCTATTAAATATTTTTTAGTAATATTATTTTTATTTTTAAAAATGTAATCCAAAGATAAAAAGAAAAACTTATCCAATGGAGATTCATAATATAAATATTGGTGACTTGGTTCAATACCAGTTTCGCAAAAAATATTTAATTGAATATCATAAATACTAGAATCTTTGGGAATATCTTCTAAAAAAATTTCTTCTTTTTCCTCATCAATTTTTAATAAAACTATTTTTAATTTTTCAGATTTTGACATTTTAATTAATATAATAAATATAAATATTTTATTTATTATATTAATTATTATGATAATCGAAGTATAATTTATTATTTTATTAATAAAAATAGATAATATCTTTAAAAAATATTAATTTATAGAATTTATAGAATTTATAGAATTTATAGAATTTATAGAATTTATAGAATTTATAGAATTTATTAAAATAATTTTATACCTTTAAAACAATGATATTAATTATGCAAATAGTCAAACTTTTATATAAAATATGACTCATCATTTTAACTCGTTGGACATTTAAAATATCCTATATATAATGAGATACATTTTTACACCGATGAAGTTTTAAAATGCCCTCAAATATAATACATCTGATGAATTTCTACATAAATAATTCACGCATTATAACTTAAGGATTTTTTAAGTTACAATGGGGGGAAACTGATATTTTATAGATATTTGTTGCTCCATTATAATCTATGTTCCATACATTAGTAAAGTTTTTAAAACTACGCAAGCAATGGACTAATATAAAATTTTAATTTATTATTATTCTATATAAAAGATTTTCATAATTTAAAATCATATTTGGAATTAATTTAAAAGATGTATCAAAACATTTTATTTTATCCATATTTATTATTAAATTATTTTTTTTAGATGTATTATAATTTATCGTCCCTCTTTCTAAAAAACAAGAGTTATCTGTTATCTTTACTTGTATATAATTAAAGAATTTATATATATTGTCAATTTTTGAATAAAATTCTTCATATACAATATAATAATAATAACGTTTTTTACTCTCAATATATTCTATTATGCTTTTATATTTATTATAATAATTTATTATACATTTTTCATACTCTTTAATATCTATTTTAAACTTTTTTTTTTCATTTTTATATATACCATAATTTCCTAATTTTTCTGCAATACATTTAGATAATGCTCTATTATTGACTTTATTTCTATGAAAAACAATTATATCTATATTTTGTGAAATACAATAATCAATTAATTCTTTATACTCTTCTATACTATAACTTATATAACAACATTTAACAACATTTGAATTTAAATAATTATAACAATAATCTAGCAATAAGTTTGTTCTATTTTTCTTATGATAATTTTCAAATTGTTTACGAGAGTTTGTTCTTGTTTGAGGGTCACCAATTACTTTTAATGAACAATATCTAAATAATGCTAAAAAACTTGTACCTCCACATCTTTCATCTGTTACAACAAAAAACTTTTTATTCATATAATATATTAACTTTTTTTTTGATAGGGGGAAGGGTATATTCGATTAGATATAATAAAATCGGCGTTTTAAATGTTTAAAGGTGTAAAATAATAATTTAATATTAACAATAAGCAATACTCTTTTCATTATATGGTAATGTATCTACTATATTATATCTTGCATTAATATTCTTATTATTCTTATTATTCTTATTATTATTATTCATATTATTATTCTTTATATTATTATTCTTTATATTATTATTCTTTATATTATTATTCTTTATATTATTATTCTTTATATTATTATTCTTTATATTATTCATATTATTTATATTATTCATATTATTCATATTATTTATATTATTCATATTATTTATATTATTCATATTATTTATATTATTATTAATCTTATATTTATCAATAATCTTTAAATTATGTTATTTTTAAGTTAATTATGAATTCATTTTTTAATAAATCAAAAAAAAAATATTTACATATATTATAAATGAAAGGTTCGCGAAATTCAGTCAAAATGTCTAATGATAAAATGATGGTTTGTGGCACAGTTGTGATTTTAATAATAGTTGGTCTATATTTTCTATGTGAAAAGAATAATATTTTAGGTTTAGGAAATGTTGAAAATTTTGAGTCATTGCCTATGAATTTAAATAATATTAAAGAAAAAATGAATCCTAATAAAAATGATATATCATTTGTATTATTTTATGCGGACTGGTGTCCGCATTGTGTCTCAACCAAACCGGATTGGTCTAAATTAGTAAAAACGCATAATAATACTAAGATAAATGGTAAAAATGTTAAAGTTCAATCATGTAATTGCCAGGGGACTGACGTTGAAAAAGAGATGGCGGAAGATAATAATATAGAGGGTTATCCAACTATTAAATGTATTAAAAATAATGAAACACATGAATATTCAGGTGCCCGAGAATTTGATGAGTTATCAAAATGGGTCACTAGTATGTGTGCTTAAAGAAATCAAGTATATCCACGATTTCTTCTTTAGTAACTTCATATCCTTTTTCTATAATTTTTAATATATTTTTGTTAGTAATATTAAAATTTAATCCATCTTTTTCTTTTGTTTTATAAATTATAATATTCGGTTCATCATAATAATCCTCAATTATTTTATGAATAGGATTACAAAATAATGTAACTAAATATTCTTTAAAATTACTTATATTTTTTGATTCATTTGAAATCATAATACCCAATGTCTCTTTTTTTTTTTTAAAATATGAAAGAGAACACGGGTCCATCGCACCTCCGTCAACATATATATCTTTTTCAAAAATATAGGGTTGAAATATTATTGGTATGGAAGTGCTCATTCTTATAGCTTTGTAGATTTCTAAATTAGGATAATTTTCGTATGAAAAATAAACTAAATTTTTTTTATTAATATTAAGACAAGATATAATAAATTTTATTTTCGTTTTTTCATAAAGCTGTTTAAATGTAATATCAGGATTTAACATTTTACGTTTGCATACTATTCTTATTATTTTTATAAGTTTTTCACCATTATCCAAACCATAATTATCGATAAACTTTATTATATTTTCTCCATTAAAATTAAATAATATCATAGGATTAATATTGAATACTAATCTATTTATTTCTTTTATACTAAATCCTAAAATATAAAGTAAACCGATTATACTTCCAATTGAAGTTCCTAATAAACATTGAAGATTATCTAATAAATTATTTTCTATTAAATATTTTAAAGACCCAATAAAAAAAAATCCATTTACACCACCAGAACTTAATACTAAATTTTTAATCATTTAATATCTTAAATTAAAATATTAATAAAAAATATACATTTCATTATGTCTATGATTAATATAGATGAATTAAATAAAATTAATGAAGATAGATTTACAAAAAGATTAGAAATTTATGATAATGTTCTAAAAAAAGTACATGAAAGAATAAAAAATGTGGCACACTCCACCCGAGGAGGTGTGTTTTGCTTTTATATTATTCCCAGTTTTATTTTTGGTATTCCTATTTATGATATGAATATATGTATAATATATATAGTTAAGAATTTAATTAAAAATGGATTTATTGTAAATTACACACATCCCAATTTATTATATATTTCGTGGTTTAAAAGAAAAAATAAAATAGAGTATGGGAAAAAAGAAGATAAAATTTTAAAACCCAAAGAAGAATTTAAAAAAATAGAAAATTATAAGCCTGAAGGGAAATTTTTATATGATATATCATCAATGGATTTTTTAAAAAAAAAAAATTAATATATTTAATTTATAATAATTAATTACCTTTACCTAATTTATATATAGTATCTAATACAAATATTATAAAAATCCCAAATAAAATAAAAAGTATTAAATCGTGAATATTATCATTAGATTCCTCATCAAAAAAATCATTATCATTTAATTTATGAATTAATGAATTAACATTTCGATTAAGATTATTTAATCTATAATCAATATCCTCAATATCCTCAATATTTTTACTTTTATTTATAGTTTCATTTGTAAATTTTTTTTTTTTACTATTATTTTTATTTATTGTATTATTTTTAACATTATTTTCCTCGGCTTCATCAATAATTTCTTTTATTTCTTGGTCCATATCATCCTTATTTTCATTTTCAGACTCACTCTGATAATTAGTAGAAGGTGAATATAAATCTATATTCTCGGTGTCCGTATTATAATCTACATCATTAAAAGTATTTTCTATATCTTCTATAGTATTTAATTCATCATTACTTTCAAAACCCTCGATAAGAAAATCATTATTTTCTTTTTCTTGTTTTTTTACATGTTCGTTTTCTAATTGATATTTTCTATATTCTTCCGCGGCTTGATTATAACTTATATTAACATTTGGACTTCTTGTTTGCTTTTTTTTATAAATATTTTTGTTCCCTCTACTAAAATTAAATCTATCTTTATTTTTTGTTGAGAAATTTGAATCTTTTTTTATGTTACAATTATTATCATGCCCACCTTCTAAAAAACTGGTATCTTCTATATATTTTGGAATTTCTGAATTATATATTTTTTTCTGTTTTTTTTTCTTATTCTTTTTATCTAATTTGGGAATTCCCCATGCTTCCTCAATAGAACAATATTGCATTTAATAACTATAAAGAAAATATTTTAATTTATTATTTCTAATAAAATAATTATAATAAAATATAAAAAATAATTCTAATAATTACAAAAATAATAATTCTAATAATTATAAAAAAATAATTCTAATAAAATAATATGAATAAATTATTGAAAATATTAATATCGATAATATCAGTTTTGTATTTATTTTATTTAAATTTAGAAAAAGATAATATTAAATTATTCATTTGTGATTTTTTAAATATTTTTTTAATTTTAATTTTAGTATTATTAATATATCCAATAAATAAAGATTTTAGTATACTTCTTTTTATTTTATTTTTATATACAAAATTATTATTTAAAGATTTTTTAGTCTAGTCCACATTAATTTCATCACATTAAATAAAATCGCCAAATATATAACTACTGGAAGAACCGGGGCAGATATAACCATTAATGAAAGTCCCACACCTATGGAAAACGCGATCGCTATATATTTTACTATTTCTGCAATACCTGACATATTAATAATAATAAAGATTTAAATCATCAATAAAAAAATATTAATTAATTATATAATGAATAATACAAATTTAGATTACATATTAACATTTTTATCTTTTTTAATTCTTGTATTTATTTCCAATACTAAAAATAAAGAGGTTAAGCGAATTTCAAATAAATTAACTAAAGGATGGATTAATACTTTATTAATTTTATTGATAATAACTCTTAGTATGACTGAAAATATTAGAATCGGGTTATTTATAGCATTTACATATATTTTATGTATTGTTAGATTTAATGATAGTCCAATGGAACATTTTTCTAATTATGGACCGAGTCCTTTAAATTGCGGAACTTACGGAAATAGTAGAAAAAACACCGGGGTGGCCTTTTATCCTATTAATCCTAATTAAAATTTCTATATTTAATATATAATAATTTATGAATATATATAATATTATAGATAGCCTAAATAATAGTAGATTTTTTGCAGGGATAGTTATGATTTTAATGAATTTAGGTTCTAAATACATATCACTGGAATTAAGTGATACGCAAGATGAATTTTTCAGTAATATTATAATTAGAAGAATTATAATATTTACAGTTATTTTTGTAGCGACTAAAGATATAATTACTTCATTTATTATAACAATGTGTTTTATAATTTTAGTATCTGGTATTTTTAATGAAGATAGTAAATTTTGTCTAATAAGGAATAATTCGAAAAAAACAAAAATTATTTCCAGGTCCCGCGTTGAAAAAGCACGAAAAATAATTAATAAATATGAGATACAAGAATCTAAAAGAAGAAAAAAAATTTAAAAGTTATAGATTTATATTATTAGAATTCTTACCAGATAATTGACTCAATAAATCATCCATATTGGGAGGCCCCCCCATTTCCGGTCTACTTGAATTATTTATATTTGTTTCATTTCCTCCCATTAATCCCCCCATCATATCACCCAGACCACCTAATCCTCCTGAACTACCCAACCCCCCACCCATTAATCCTCCCATAAGATTACCTAAACCACTAAAAGGTGAATTACCTCCACTTTGTTCTTTATTTTTTTGTTCCATACTACTCGCCGCCGCGCTCGCAAATTGTTTCATTAAATCAGGATTTTGTCTCATAACATCATCCATTCCAGGTAATGATGATTTAAACATTGTATTTGTTAAATGGAACATAAATGCACTTCCACCAAGTGTTAATAATAATCGAAGTTCTGGAGCCATACTTGATTTAGATTTATATTTCTCATGTAATTCCTCAAAGATATCATCATAATCATTAACTCCCTCGTGTACGCTTTCAGACCAACCCTCCAATTTAGCATCAAATGGATCAAATTTTGTATTTAAAAATTCTATAGCAGTTACAACAGCTATTAACATTTTTCTTTGGAATTTAACACTTTGGTCTGTTTCTCTCTGTGCGGATAATCTATCATATTCGTGTTTCATTTCATCATAACTGGATGACATACTAAATTTTTTTAATGTTTTTATTCCTCTTTTTTCCAATCTTTCCAATAAACATAATAACTTAAATTTTTCTTCTTGTATTTCTTCAAAACTTAGTTCTTTAGGAGGAACATGAACCTCTCTTATTTCAGGTTCTATTTTTTTTGATAAATCCAAATTTTCAAATAAGTTATTATTCATATCATTATTTATACTTATAGGTTCTTCTCCAATATTTATATCATTAAAAATATCTGCATTATTTTTTTTTTGAGTATTTAAATCTATATTTATATCATTCAAATTTGTAGTGCTGAACTGTTCAACATTTATTTCGGTTGATGTATCATTCACTTTTTCATTAAGATTAAATAAAGAATTACTGGATTTTTTTTCATCATCTTTTGACATTTTATTTTTATTTACCAAAAGGTCTAAACCTATATTAGATTTAGAATCATGAACCATTAAGTTTGGTTTTTTTTTAAAGTTACCTAATTCTATATTTTTAATTTCATTATTGGTTGTTATATCTATTGAATTTAAATTATTAGAAGATAAATCTACACTAAGGTCAATTTCTTTTAAATCATCATTGCCTAAATCAATGTTAAGGGAATCCATTATTACCTTATCAGAAGTTATTTTATGATTTATTACGCAATTTAATTAATTTAAATTCTTTATCTTAAATAAATCAATTGTCATCCATTTGTATTTGATAATAATTCATTAAAAAAGTATCTGCCAAATCATCCTTTTTTTTATGATTCTCAAAAAAAGATTCCCATTTCTTATCATTGATAAGTTCTAAACAATATAATTTTGCTAAATCTTTATTTTTTTTATATTTATTTGTTGTTATTATCTTACTATTTAAAATTTCTTTATTATCAAATTTTATTTTTAATTTATTTGAAGCCGATAAAAATAAAAGTCTAGTAATATATTTTTCTTGATTATCAACATCTATACGACCCTTCATATAAAAATATGTATAAATTATCATTTGGATACTTTTCATTCTCGGATTTTTAAAAGCGGGTTGGTTCTCTATTAATATTACATCCGTTTCTAGAAGAAAAGTTCTTTTTTTTAATTCCATAAGCAAAATTTTTGTAATAGTATCTAATGAACCCTTACTATCGTTTTTTATTTCATTTAAATTATTTTTATCATAATTTCGGCTATGGACTCCACAATATCCTATATACTTTTTATCAGTAATAAATTTAGCCTTTTTAGTGCATAAAGAACCATCTTTTAATTTATGACAACATCTATTTTTACTTAGTTCTATTAATCCATCAAGATTTGTTTTTGAATGTTTTCTACAGTAAAACTTAAAATCATTAAGATTATAAAAAATGGCATTTTTATTACACTCCTTATCATTTTTTTGAATTGTTTTACACAAAAATTGTTCTTTAGTCTCTCCACTTATATCTATTATTTCCCATGATAAAATAGTTTTATTCTTATCCATTAAACAATAACTTAAATTTTTTATTCCAATATCCCAACTAAGATATTTCATACTATTAGATAATATTAGTTAATACTCATGATTATAAATCTTAACTACTATTAAAATTAATTAATTATTTAACCCAAAAAAGTTGTAAAATTATCTGGTAATTCCTCTATTTGTGTTTGATAATATTGTTCTATATCATGTAATTTTTTAATATCAGAATATGTTACCAAATTAATTGCAATCCCCTTTCTACCAAATCTCCCACTTCTACCAATCCGATGTATATAATTATCAATACTATAAGGAATATCAAAATTAATTACTATAGATACTTGTTGGACGTCAATTCCGCGAGATAGTAAATCTGTTGACAATAATATTCTAGATTCACCACTTCTAAATCTATTAAGAATATTATTTCTTGCTAGCTGGTCCATTTCACTATGAATAGAATCCACCGTAAAATCTTTTTTTTTTAATCTCATAGATATTTCATCCACAAGTTTTTTTGAATTACAATAAATTATTGATTGTGCTACAGAAATCATATTATATAAATCACATAAAGTATCAAATTTAAATTCCATTCTTTCCACATTAACATAAAACTGTTTTATCCCTTCCAGTGTTAACTCTTCATTTTTTACTAAAATTTTTATAGGATTCTTCATAAATTTTTTAGTTACTTCAAAAAATTCTATTGGCATAGTAGCACTATATAAACCGATTTGTATCTCGCGATTATATAAATATTCAAATAATTCTTTTATCTGGACTACAAAACCATTTGAAAGCATTTCATCAGCCTCATCAATTATTAAATACTTAATTTTTTTATAATTAAAATGTTTTTTATTCATCATATCAATAATTCTTCCTGGAGTTCCAATAATAATTTGAGGGTTTAATCTTAACTCATTTATTAAAAGACCTATATTAGTTCCTCCCGTCATTTTACATAACCGAATTTTCATGTATTGAGATAAATTTGTAAAGACACTATAAATTTGTTGCGCTAATTCTCTGGTATGAGATACTATTATGGCTTGTGGTTCTAATAATTTTTCATCTATAGATTGAAGAATACTTATAGCAAAAGTTGCGGTTTTTCCTGTACCCGATTGTGACTGTGCTATTAAATCTTTTTTTTCTAAAAATGGTTTAATAGCTTTCTGCTGTATAGCACTGGGTTTTTCAAAACCCATACTATAAATACCTCTTAATAAATCATCTCTTAAATCTAAGTCCTCAAAAGATTCATATGATATAATATCATTTTTGGTTTGTATTATATTTTCTAAAGACATAATTAAACTTAAAAAAATATCTTTAAATAATAATTCAATAATTTTTGTAAAAAAAAATATATTAAATATTATGGTAAAAAAACAAAAAAAACAAAAAGAACAAAAAGAACAAAAAGAACAAAAAGAACAAAAAGAACAAAAAGAACATTTAATTGAGACCTTTGACGCTATAGATGAATTTAAGGAAGCGGATTGGTGGGGAGGCTTACAAAAAACATCTTTTACTAAAACAGCTTTTTGTCTAGGGGCTACTACGAGTGGCAGCCTTGGAAAGGGAAAAAGTGCTTCAAGACTTAGTCCAGAAAATAAAAAAAGAAAAGGATACTATTTAGTTCCTAACCAAGACCAGATGAATAGTGAATTTTCAAGGTTTAATCCTATTTGGATTCTTTTCCCAGTATTAAATCTTGTAATAGATGTATTATTATTAATTTGGGAAGTGTTTTTCTTTGTTTTTAAAATTGTGTTTTTTAAAACTTATGATATAATAATTCCTAAAAATTTTGACCTGGGAATTAAATCTGGGGAGAAATATTGTTATAATCTTCTTACATTTAGAATGCTTTTAACATTTCTATGTCCTCCGGCGGGGGTTTTTATGGCGTATGGATTAAAAGGATTCGTACAAATCGCAATATGTTGTTTTCTTTCCTTAATTTTTTATGTCCCGGGTTTAGTATATGCCATTATAGTAGTTTTAAGGTCAGATGTTGCCGAATATATAGAACAAGTAGAACTTAATGTTTGCCAAGAAGACGGCTCAACCTCAATTTTTTTCAGTTCCGACGAAGAAAAACCAAAATGTTCCAGAAATGTCGGGGATACATGTAGTGTAAAAGGGACTCCACTGCCCGGTAATGCTATGAAATTAGACTGTTGTATGCAACCTAAATATAAAGGAGGAAAAGATGATAATTGGTATTTAGGAGATAACACAAAACCTGCAACAAATGATGGAGGGGGTGAAATATCTCAATATGTCGAAGGAGAACTTAAATGTAAAATGGATTTTAAAACAACACTTGGGCCAAAAAAAGGGATTTGTGTTTATAAATCAAGTGGTTCAGCCGGTAAAATTTCATTTGGGTGATTCAACCAGTAAAAATCTTTGTAAATTAATTTCTTTATTATTAATAAATGATTCCAGATGATATAAGACAAAAAATAGATAGCGGAGATTATACTTTTATAGATAAGGTAATTAACGGAGGGTTTGGATATGGGAAAGTTTGTGTTCCAGATGAATTACCCCAAGTAATCTTAGCAGTTTTATTCCCCCCCCTTTCAATTATTTGGAATTGGTACGTTGGATTATATTCTATATGGACGACAATTTATAAGTTTATTATATGCTTAATTCTTACTATGTGTTTTTATATTCCAGGTTTAATTTATGCAATTAACGATTTAGCGTGTAGAGCAAGAATTAAAGTAAATAAAAAAGAATATGACGATCTGCGAAAGTAGGAATGATATCATTAATAATTAAAATTTATTTATAACTCTTATAATTTTTATGGTTTTATTAAATCTTATTTCTTTAAGAAATTTAATATTATATTTTTCTTTATTATAAAAAAAAATATTTTTAAATTTTTCATTTTGATATCCAAATTCTAAATTATGAAATATAATATTTTCTCCATTTGAATCTAAATCACTATCTATATTTTTTTTAAATTCTTCTTTTGTATAATCATTTATAAATTTATATAATTTTCTATTTTTAATATTTTCTAAAATTTTATTTTCTAAATTCCAAATATAATTATCATCAATCCTACAAAATAATTTAGGATTATTACATATTTTTTTAAAATCTATATTTTTGTTTAAGTCTAAAAAAATATCTTTCATCATATAATCTAAAATTGTATTAGTGTGGTGTTGGTATACTCGTTGATGTAATTTATCTCTTACCTCAAATAATTCTTGTATATCAAAAAATGTTTTATCTAAAAAACAAATTTGATTATTTATTATTCGTACATGTTTAATAATTCTAGAACTATCAAACCCAAAACTCATACCTAAATAAAAACTATCCCTTTTAACATAATCAAATTTATCTACATCTATACCATTATCCTTGTTATTAACTATTTTATATAAGAATCCTTTATTTTTTATATTTTCTTTTGGATTTATCATATTAAATATTATAGTTTTATCTTGATTATCTATATTTAACTTATATTTGTTAATAATATAATCTAATATCATACACGATCTATCTTCATGATTGCTATAATCTTTAACTAAATAATTATCAAAGAAATGTGAAAAAGGTCCATGTCCCAAATCATGACATAATCCCGCAATTTTAATTAATTGAATTTCCCGCTCTGTTATTCCAAGTTCGGGTTGGGTTTTTTTTAAATGCGTTAAAATTAGTCCAGATAGAAAAGAAACACCTATACTATGTTCGAATCTGGTATGGTTTGCAGATGGAAATATTAAATAACTTAACCCGAGTTGTTTTAAATTTCTTAATCGTTGAAATTCGGGAGTATCTATAATTTTTAGACATATAGGATCTATTTCTATATATCCATGTATAATATCAAAAATAAATTTATCTTTCATAAAAAATTATTTAATATTTATTTTAAATTAATTTATTATTTTTTTCTAATTAATAGTTATAAATGACAGGAACCGGAAAATCGGCTCGTTTAATAACTCACCCACCCAACCATCAGAAAAGGCCATCCCTCCATAAAGGACCATCCCTCCATAAAGGACCATCCCTCCATAAAGGACGCTCACACCATAAAGGACGCCCACACCATAAAGGACCATCCCTCCATAAAGGACGCTCACACCATAAAGGACGCCCACACCATAAAGGACGCTCACACCATAAAGGACGCTCACACCATAAAGGACCATCCCTCCATAAAGGACGCTCACACCATAAAGGACACTCACACCATAAAGGACCATCCCTCCATAACAAACATTCCATCCATAAAGGACGCTCACAACGTAAAGGACCATCCCTCCATAACAAACATTCCATCCATAACAAACATCTCCTCCATAACAAACATTCCATCCATAACAAACATCTCCTCCATAAAGGACCTACCAGTTTGTCTCAAACTAGGAAAAGTGTACCCAAAAGTTCATGATCTAAAAAAAAAATACAATCCGGTGGATGAGGAGGTTGTGACGCCCATTTAATATCACAATCGGGTGGTGGATGAGGGGCAAGAAAATTAGATATGTCTAATTACTATAAATCACTCAACCAAAGAGGTGGGTGTTCGGGGTCCAGTATTAGACTATCTAAACAAGAAAAAAATAAAAAAATAAATAGATTTTTAATTAAAAATTTTTAAAAATCTTAAATTTTAATAAAGATTTTCTTAAATGAGAATGAATGAAAATTATTAGGTAAATCCTAAAGAACCTAATAGTTGGATATATCTTTATTATATTAAAATTTGTGCGGTCGGCTTATTGTAACCATTAATAACACTCCAATGTTTTGGTATTGGTTTATTTTTTGATTGTAAATCATTAATTTTTTTAAAATTTTCCGCTAATTTAAAAGTCCTTTATCTTAGGTTTATGCGTGGTATAATCATATGGTATTTTATTATCAATATTATCCATCGAAAGTTGTGTAATTGAATTTATATTCATCAGATTTGTATAACACAAATATAATTTCGATAAAAAGATTTTTCTAAAATAATATATATTTTAGAAAAATCTCTTATTTATAATATGGTATGAATTAAAATTCAAACTATAATTTAGAATTTAAAGGCGTAAATTAAAGTGGTGGTTTTAAACCCCAAAAATCATCCGGCATTCTATTATCTTCTGGATATCCAGAATCTCTTAGTACTCTTTCCTGAGACCTTATTGGTAATTTATTTTTATCACAATGATAAAAAACTGGCGAATCCCGTGGTTTTTTGGATGGAGGTGATGGATATGTTAATGTTCTAAATGGAATACCCTTTCCTAATTCAATAGTATGATATTCTTTTTCATTACATTCTTCTTCACATATTTTAAAATGAATAACTGGGGGAACATATAAAGAACCTAAACCTACATAATATGCATTTGGAAATTTTATTCTAAATTCAAATTTTCTATTTACAGCCTTTACCGACCCTACATTAGGAGTTTTTTGATAAGCCTGAATAGGATCATGATAAGGTAATCCACTACCCGAATAACTTTGGGACCATGTAGGGGGATTTGGTGCCCAGTAAACAATTGTTGGGTCCGGTGTTTTACTTTTAACTTCTCCTTGGACTAAAATATCACCAGAACCCACATTTGATGCGATTCCTTTACAATCTAATTTTTCAAAATAAATATTTCTCCAATCTTGAAACTCATTTAATTTATTTGTTTGTAAATTATTTTCTATATTTAATAGATTATTCGTTCCACTTAAACTTGGTGATAAATTAATATTAGACATCGTATAATATATACTATAGAAAATTTAATTCATACTATAGAAAAATTTAATTTATACTATAGAAAAATTTAATTCATACTATAGAAAAATTTAATTCATACTATAGAAAAATTTAATTCATACTATAGAAAAATTTAATTCATACTATAGAAAAATTTAATTCATACTATAGAAAAATTTAATTCATACTATAGAAAAATTTAATTCATACTATAGAAAATTTATCTAATAATAAATTATTATTGGATAAATTACTTATAAAAAAAAATTAATTTGATACTCTTGAGTCCCCCCCAGTCATCATATGAGAGCCCCCCTGTACGGTGTTCCGTTGTCTTCGTTGGTTATTATCAGTTATAGCTCCATAATATCTCATTTTGTCTTCTGGAGTAGCACATGAATTATTATCCTGATTTACTTGTCCTATATTATTACATTTTTGTTCTTCATCATTATAAATTCTTCCCTGACCCAATCCATTTGGGTCAAAACCAACTAATTCACAATTATGTGTATCACATTTAACTTTATTTACTTCTGGTAATGTATTAACAGAATGATAAGGTTCCGTACAAGGTCCACAGCAATTTTTTTTGCAGGCATAATTCCTATTTAAATCCATTAAATTATCTGCATTTCTAGTTAAAAAAGTTCTATATTGAAAACTATTCATTACATCATTTCCAGTTCTTATAATATTATTAATATGACAACTCGGTCGATAATCTGTAAAATGTCTACCATCTGCCATACGTGGAGGGCATCCAAAATGTTTATTATTACTAGTTTTAAAACAATCACTCATTTATATTATATATATATAAAATTATTTTAGAAAATAATTAACTTATTTATTAGGATAAAGCATTTTTTTTTTTTAAAATTCTTTCAATCAATTCTATCTTTCTTCCTCTGGTTCTTAATTCTTCTCTTTTACAAATATCTTTTAATTCCTTACAATTATATTCATCCAGTTTTTTATCAGTCAAATTAATTAAATTCGGATATATTTCTTCATTATCTTCTTCGTCAGTATCTTCTTCTTCTTCTTCGTCATTCTCTCCTGTGTCATTCTCTCCTGCGTCATTCTCTCCTGCGTCATTCTCTCCTGTGTCATTCTCTCCTGTGTCATTCTCTCCTGTGTCATTCTCTCCTGTGTCATTCTCTCCTGCGTCATTCTCTCCTGTGTCATTCTCTCCTGCGTCATTCTCTCCTGCGTCATTCTCTCCTGCGTCATTCTCTCCTGTGTCATTCTCTCCTGTGTCATTCTCTCCTGTGT